TTAGACAAGACCGATGCCAGCGGCTCGGAGAGTTGACAGGCGCCAGCCCATCGTCTTCTGACTGATGGCCACGTCGGGCGGCGGGATCTTCTTCGCCTTGATCCACCGCCGAACTGCTTCCGAGCCGACACCGGTCATCCTGCACAACTCGCTCCGGTAGATCACGCGATCCGCGGAGGCTTGGGTGGTTGCTTCGTTCATCGATTGTTCAGTCATTTTTGTTTCTCCCATCCTCAGCCCGGCCGATCTCGGCGGCGGGATTGCCGGCAGGCGCAGGTAGCAATTTTTGCTTCTCGACTTCTTCCAGCAGGGTTCGCCCACTCGGCAGCATGATCTGGCCGAGGAAAGCGCCTTCGAAGGAGAGCACCCCTGTTTCGATGGCCATGACTTGGCCCTTGATCCAGTCGCGAAGGATGCTGCAGACGCTGATCTCGGCTTGCTTCAAAGCTTTCTTCTCGTGGTCGGCCTTTGTGCCGCGCGTGCGCTGCGTATACGGGTGCTCACGCAGCCACGCGGCGGCATAGCCTCGATAGCTGGCCTTGGCCGTCACGTCGCGGCCTCGGTGGCTGAATTGCACGAGAAGCTCTCCATGCTCGTTGTCGGTCATGGTGCCGAAGCGAGAGCATCCGAACTTGGTGAGCAGCTTGCGGATCTCTTCCAGCGCCGACCCGCCGCTGGTGGCGTTTTCGTAGGGCAGGCTCATGTCACCCCCTCGTCTCGCGCTCTGATTGCAGCGGCAATGGCTTCGTCGGCAGTGGCGAATCGTGCGCGAGCCAGAAAATCGTCATCGCGCAAGCTCGGCCTCGGCTCCCATTCCCACTCGCCTTGCTTGTTGAGCACATCGCCAGAGCGTCGAACAGCCCAGAGGGCAGGCCCCTCGATCTGCCGCGCGCGCTCAATGCGCACCTCATTGAGGTCGTGCGGGTCAGTTGGCAAGGCGTAGGAGACGATGCACACGCCATCTTCGCGCTCCTGCTTTGCGGCGCGCTCTGTTGCGGCGTCGAACATCGCGCGCAGATGCTCGGCGGTGTAGAGCTTGATCTCGCCCGTCTCGTTTCTGGTGTGGACTACGTGCGCAGGCTCCGGCATCAGCGCCGCGAAGGATTCGGTGGTGGTCATGAGGGCTGTCCTTCAGATTTGATGAACTTCGCCGGCTGGAAGTACACCATGCTCTTCAGTGCGCGGCGCACGGTTGACGGAGTGCTCTTGGTCTTGGCGGCCAGTTCCGCGACGCGCTCGGGCGTCATGGCGTTCAGGATGCGCTTGGCTTCCAGGCGCTGAGCGGCCAGCAGCTTTGATGCGGCACGACGAGCAGCGGCTTCTTCGCGGGCTTTGTTCGCCTTGTATTTGTCGATCTGCGCGTCGATGTTCCCTTGGCGCTTGGCGAGCGGGAGGTTCAGGATGCCGTGGTCGAAATTCACTTTGCCTTCTCCCCGCCCGTAGCTCGGGCCTGATCGATGGCGGCGTCGAGGTGTTGCGAGACGCTGCCCTGCATGATGTTGCCGATGGGATGCGGGTCGGGGAATGCGAACTCCATCCGGCGCCGTGCGTCTCGGTGGCCGGTCGTGTGCGCGCGAATCCACTCGTAGCGCTCCGCATCGCCCCTCAGCCGCTCGATCTCCGCGTCGCGTGCCTTGAGGGCGGATAGGCGGACGAGCGCTTCAGGCAGCTCATCAGGGTTGCAGTAGTTGCCGGCCTCCTGCTGGTCGAAGAACAGCATTGCTGGCGAGCCCTCGTCGTCGGTCGTGAGGTACGCCACAACCGTCAAGCAATCCTTGTCAGTTGCGCTCTCGGGCAGCTTCGGTTCTGTGGGGTGGGTCATAGGGTGGTCTCCATCACTGCTTCGATGAACGCTTTGGCGGCTTCTGCATTGATTGCATTGCCGTAACCGCGCAGTCGTCCCACTCTGGCGGGAGCCCCATGAGCCAACGGGAATGTGCCGGGTTCAACTGGCCTCCACTTGCCATCGCGGCAAAAGAGCCAGTCAGCATCTCGCCAGAGGCCGTTAGTCGGGCCGGGGTCTCCTCGTTCGGCTTGCATGGCTCCATCGCCTCGCGCCACTGCCCGCTGATCTGTCCATGCGCTGCTGCTGCCGTTGACCCCACTAGCGGAGTCGGCCAGCCCGCGATCACCGCTGCCATGCACAAGTCCTGCGGCGAGCCCTTGCGCTCGATCTCCGACATCGCTCCTTCGAGCGTTCTCATGTTCTTCTCGGCGTCCGCTGCGCGACACGTCGGCCAGCCTGACAAGTTCGCTGCATGGTTCAGCGTGATGTTCGAAGTTGTGGCCTCGATCGATGGACAACGAACCGCATCGGTGCTCGTGGCGGTTGGCCACCCCGACAACCACGCCACGCGTCCCAGCAGCGCATTCAACGGAACGTTCGCGCACTCCGCCCCGTCCTTGTGATCGCGTGTCGTTGGCGTTGGCGTTGGCCATCCAGTATGTGCGGTCACGGATGTGCGGGGCACCGACGCCCGCAGACGGAAACGCGACCGCCCCGAAGGCATAAGCCAAGGCTTCCACGTCAATTTGTACAAGGTCGACCCAAGGATCTGCGTCTTTGCTCGCAACTTGCTCACCAACGACGATTCCAGGTCGGCGCTGGCCGATGAGGTGGAAGAGGTGGGGCCATAGGTGCCGCTCGTCAGCAAACCCAGCGCCTTCGCCTGCCTGGCTGAAAGGCTGGCAAGGGCAGGAGGCGGACCAGATGGCGCGGTCGTCGGACCATCCGGCTCGACGTAGTGCGTAGCTCCAAACACCGAATCCGGCGAAGAAGTGGCACTGGGTGTATCCCACAAGTTCAGCTGGTATGACATCTTCGATGCTCCTTTCGTCCACGTCGCCGGGAGCGATCAGCCCGGCCTTGATGAGCTCGCGCAGAACAGCCGCGGCCTTGGGGTCAAATTCGTTGTAGTAGGCGGTCAAGGCTTCTCGCCTCCAATCCCGCCAGCAGGAGCGATGCCGCTGACAGCGGGCCATGCTTTGTGCGGCGTCTCGGCGTTGTCCGCTTCCATGGCGGTCATGAGGTTGATCAGGGCGATGCGAGTCCGCATCGACTTCCCGCCGCCTGCGCCACCAGTGCAGAACTCCAGGCTTGCGATCTGGAAGTCCTCCGCCCTGTCTCGGCCACCGCAATCCCAGACCTCGACGAAAACGTCGTTGTCGCTATCCATGCCGACGCGCAGCACAGACTGACCAGTGGGCGTCATGTCGCCGCAGCGGCCCACATCGCGCGTCTTGGGCCATGTGATCGCAGGCTCAACCGTCAGCGGCGCCCGCCCTGGCGCTGGTCGGCGTTCCTTGTGGTAGCGTGTATCTACGGTGAACCCGCAAAGTTCGCAGCGCAAGGAGCCGTCAGGCGCCTGCTTCAGACTTCCTGTGCAATCACTCTGTGCCGCCTCTCCAGCGGAGGCAGTGGATAGCTCGGGGGTGTTCATGGTGCGTGGCCTTCCGTGGCTTTGGCGATGGCGTCGCGGCTTTGCAGCGTCAGTTCGTTGCGGGTGTGGGCATCGACAGGCGCTCCGCACGACCACCGCGGTGATTCGCCTGTGAGCCATTCCAGCCGGCTGCGATGGTTCGCAAGGTCTTCAGCCTCGCGCGCTTTTTGCAGTTCCTGCGCCGCGCTCATCCCTTCTCTCCCTCGGCCGGCTTCTGGCCCGAGATGGCGGTGGCTTGAGTTTCTGCAGCGGTGGCTTGAGCTTCTGCAGCGGCGCGCGAGCAAGCCAAGACGCGCAGCCACGAGGTCAGGTCGATGCCGTAGAACGATCGATCAATGGCGCCGCGCACGGCCTGCTCTTCCTCGCCCCGTGCCCAGCGCATCAGCGCGTGCTGGATTGCGTAGTGGCGCTCGACTTCGGTTGTCGGGTAGCCGCACTCCACGAGGGCACGCATGCCGGCCGCTACGTCGATGCGGTCAACATTGACGCCCGGTGTCAGGCGCTCGGCAAATGGTCCGCCACGCATCACGCACCTCCCTTCGCATCACCCACCACCGAGGGTGCAGGGGCGTCCTGCTGCACGGGCGCGGTGGTTTTCCCTGCCTGAGTGGGGGCGGCGAGGGCACGAATCGCGCCACGCCACATGCGGCGGAATGCCTGCAGACCGTTGTAGCCGTTGTCGTCTACGGTCATGTCGATGCCTCGAGCCCCACCACACGCACGGACTCGCCGCACTCCGTAGTGCGCTTCCATTGCCGCTTCGCACATAGCGTCGCTTGCTTCGGCGGGCAGCGCCGCCGCCTGCTGTGCTCCTACCTGCACGGGCGCGGCAATCTTCGGCACCTGAGAAGCAGGAATTCCATTCGGGTATTCGATGTTTTCGAGAAGCGAACCGCCTCCAGCGGTGGCGGATGCCGGCTGCACGGGCGCGGGCTGGGCGAGGGCGGCGCTCAGTGCATCGGCGATCTTGTTGCCGTCATGGTTGCGGAACCAGCTATTCAACCAACGAACGGCTTCCTTTGCCGCCACCACCAGTTCTTCCGCAGGCGCCGCGCTCGGGGCGGCCGGTGTCGCTGCGGGTGGCGTCACGAGGGCGGCATCCATTGCCATCACGGCCTCGGACAGGACGCGCACCCCATATGACGTGATGCCTTTGCAGTTGCGCACCTCAAGCATGTTTCTGGCGAGATTCACCGCATCGCTCCGATCCCCTGCCATTGCCGCTGGTGCTGCCTCGGGTGAGGATGTGAGGTCTGAGCGCACGTATGGAATGCCCCAGCCAGAAGCGTTGTCTTCGCTCCACGTCACCTCGCGGAGGTCGCGAAACGTGGCGTCATCACTCAGCGATTCGAGGTTCTCGCCAAGGTCAAGCCAGATGTGATCCGGCGCGCTGGCGATCAGCTTCCGAATGTCCTCGCCCCCCATCCGGGGCAAGTCCTCTCCCTCGTCGTGCGCAGAGATCGTTTCTTTGATGCTGGGGGTGGGCATGGTGGGGCCTCAGGCAGCTTGCTTGGCGTGGATCGCCTGCAGGTGGTTGGCCATCGCGGCCAGGATGTGCGGGTAGTCGGCCTCGTGAAAGAGGACCGAGCCGCGCTCCTTCAGGCCGGTGAAGCCCAGCGTGGTCAGGCCTTCGGCGGTAATCGACAGCGGGGCGATGCGCTCCTTGATCTGGCCGAGGCTCAGGGTCGGGTGGGTCATCGGCGCGGCAGCGACGGCGCGCTGCGGCATGGCGATCACGGTGGGCGCCGGTGCAGGCGTGGCGACGGCTGCGGCGGGCGGCGCGGGGGCAACTACCGGCGGGGTCGCGGCAGCAGCTTGTTCGCGTGCGAGGCGCTGGCGTTCGGCCTCCTGCTCGCGCTCGATGCGATCGACCTCTTCGCGGCGGATGCGCTCGCGCTGCTCTTCCTCGCGCTTGGCCTCAGCGGCCTGGTGCTCTGCGATGCGAGCTTTCACCAGCGTGGTCAGGTCTTCCGGCGCCTTCTGCACGATCTGCGCGGTGTCGGGGAACAGGAAGGCGTGCGCAGCGGCGTGCTCGCGAAGGGTGCCGAGATTCACCTGGATGCGGTCGGCGATCTCGCTGGCCGCGATCTTGGCGCGCGTCAGTTCGGCGCCCACCTTTTCTTCCATGCTGGTGAGCGACTTCAGGCCCCGGATAGCCGTGCCGAAGTCGGCAGGAACCTGCGGCATGTAGGGCTTGCCGAGACGCTGATTCAGCGCCGTGACGTGGTCCTGCAGGCCTTTCACTCCCGATGCGACGATCTCGCCGCGGCGGCGCTCCTTCTCGGCCGTCAGCAGATCCTCGGCCATCTTGCAGTTTTGCTGCAGCATCTTGTCGAGCATGTCGGCGGCCTTGTTTGCTTGGTCGACAGGCTGCACCTGGGCCAGCATTTGCGCCTTGGCCGACTTCAGCGCTTCGCGGCCCTGCTTCATGGCCTTGATCTGCGCGTCGAGGTTGACGAAGTCCTCGTCGGTCTTGGGCTCGCGGATCAGGCGGTTGTCGAGGAAGTCGCGCAGGCGCTCTTCGAAAACCTTGAAGTTGTCCTGCAGGCTCAGTTCGCCAGAGACTTGGACGAACGGCGCGGGCAGAGATTCGACCGACTCGGCCACGATCTTTTCCACGACGGGGGCAGTCGAGGGATCGTAGGCGGCCAGCTCCGCCGCGAACTGTGCCCAGCCGGCAACGATCTTCGCGCGCAGGTCCATGTCCGCGAAGTACCAGCAGTGACGCGCCTCGACCAAGTCTTCGCCCGACCACTTCGAGGCCATGAACAGCACCTTGTCGCAGCCAGCGACCATGCATTGCTGCTCCATCTGCACGCGGTACTGAAGCGGCAGCAAGTAGCCCGTAGCTTCATCGGTGATGGCGGCGCGCAACTCGTCGTTGAGCGTCTTGTGTTCGAAGGCAATGTCCTCGGCCATGGTCAAGCCATCGAAGGAGGCGCTGAGTTCCCCTTCGGTGCCGACGGACGGATAGAGCGGTTCGCCGACGATCTTCGCGGCCAGGGGTCGGGCGAGTTCTTCGAAGCGGTGGCCGGCGTCGAAGCGGCGCTGCGTGGCTGCATCGACTTCGGGTGCGATGCCGGTCTTCAGTTCGTGCAGCAGCTGGGTGCGCGTCTTGTACTTCGAGCAGCCCATCATGGCCGGCGCGTCGCTGGCGTTGAAGTGGGTCGCGCGGTGAGCATGCCACTCGGGGCTGCCTTGGATGAGGTCGATGGTCTTCATGATGGCGGTCCTTAGTCGGCGTTGAGTTCGGCGCGGCGTGCGTCGTAGGCGGCGTTCAGCGGCTCACGTTGCTGCTCGGGGATGGAGTTGATGAGGTCGGCGGCGAGGTTGAGCGCGTCCTCGTCCTGCGCCTTCGCGATGGCGTCGGAGACGCTGGCGAACGTCGGGCCGCTGGGCTCGGCCTGCGCTTCGGCGGCCAGCTTCGCGGGGATGCCCTTGATAGCTTCGATCTGCGCTTCGGTGAGCGTGGAGACGGTGGCGACCGTGGCGAGCACGCCGGCCACGTCCTTCTTCTTCAGCCGGATGACCTTGGTCCAGATCACCATGTTCTTGGCGAACTCTTCGTCGCTCTGCGTGGGCAGCGCGGGCTTGGCCGTGCCTGCGGCGGCGGCTTCCGGGTTGTGGCGCGTCAGGTGGTCGCGCAGCGCCTCGTCCATATCTTCCAAATCCTGGCCGAACATGTCGCCGCAGGCGGTGACGTTGATCGTCATAGCGATCTTGGCGCGCTTGTTCGCCATCTTCAGGATGGTGTTCGCGAGGTCGGCCGGCTCGGTGCGGACCTGCTTCGTCTTGTACTTGCCCGACTTGATGCGGCGCAGGTTGGCCGGCGTGGCGTCGAACTCTTCGTCCCATGCCTTGCGCCACTTGTACTTCTCTTCGCCGCTCGACGCCTCGCCCATGCCGGTGCCGAGCACGATGCCGTTCATCTGGTGGACGCCCGTGCAGGTCACGCGGTAGCGCACCACGTCGGCCGTCGAGAGGTCTTCGACCTGGTAGGAGTCGGCCACGCGGAAGGCCATGCACAGCACCTCGGCGCCCTGCTTGTAGAGCGTGGGCTTGTCGGTGCCGGGGATGATCCCGTAGTGGACCTCTTGCTTCATGACGGCCCGCATGACCTCCTGCACCAGCGCCACATGGCTGATGATGTCGGCGACGGCCATGCGGCTCGATGCGTGGGCGAGAGCGCCCTGTTGGGATTGGAATGCGACAACGGTGTTCATGCAGCCTCCGCCGTGTGCTCGATGCAGGTGAGTTCGCTGATCTGGCGGTCGATCTGCGCGAGTTCTTTTGCCAGCGCCACGCGAGCCAATCGCTTCTTCTCTTCAAGCGCCGAAACCATGAGAGGAATCGGGTCGAACTCGTCGGGCACTTCGACCTCTACGCTGTGCTCGCCGACGACCACCTCATGCGGTGAGTACTGGGGGTTGGGCCGGTACATCGAAAAGCGGATGGCGGGCTTGCCGTAGGACTTTTCGTAAGTCACGAAGCCGTTGATGGTGTGCTTGCTCATGTCAACCTCTGAAGAAATGAATAGCCGCGGCAGCAATGCAAGACACGGCAAAGATGGCAGCAGCAAGGCCGCTGATAGCGGTGGAAATGGGAGTGCGGGGCAGCTCGTCGGCTGTGTCGGCGTGGTCGCCGATGGGCGAGAAGAGCGGGTTCATGACGACGCCACATCCAGCATGAATCGGTGGTCGCAATGCGGGCATGTCACGATGGCCCCGGTTGCCGGCGTATCGACGTGATGAGCGCGTCCGTCTTCGCCAATCGCCAGCGTCCAGCGATCTTCGACATCCTCGCCCTGCGCCTGCAGAGAGCCGACCAGCGCGAAGTCCGGCCACTTCGCTCGCATCTGGTCGATCACGACGTTGACCAGCTTGTCGAGGTCGTAGGTCTTCTCCATGCCATCCCAGCGCAGGCCGGTGAAGTCCTCGTTCAGCTCCAGATCGATTGAGTACAGGTCGGGCGCACTCCATTCGGGGTGGTCGCGACAGTCTTCGCCGAACATGACGTTGAGTGCCGCCAACTGCGGTGCGGTCGGCTCGGTGGCAAAGCGCAGTTCGCCAGAGAATTTGGTGCTGTAGCCCATGCTCACTCCTTGTTCGCCGCGATGGCGTGGGTTTGGGGTGCCGAGTGCTCGGCGGTTGGCGCGTCATCGAACTTGATGACGACGAAGAGGGCGATCACAGCCGCGATGTAGAGCGCGAAGTCGGCTGCAGTGGGGCCGTCTCGGTCGTCGGGCATGGGGACGATCACGCACTGGCTCGAGCGGTTGTAGGGGCCGAGCGCGCCTTCGAGGTCGCGCGCTGCTCTGCCGGTCCAGCTGCTGTTTTTCATGCTGCGACTCCCGCCGCGGCAGCGTTCACCGCATCCTTGTGCGCGTCGTACTTGCCGATGGCCCAGACGACCGCAGTGATGGACCACAGGTAGTGGTATTCGTAAGCAGTCTGCCGGCCGTAGTCCCAGAGATCGCGGAAGCGGAAGCCGTCCTGCTCGAACGCCTCGGCACTGCGCCACAGCGTGTGCTCGTCGGTGTCGTAGCCGAAGACCTCCTGCTCGACAGCGGCCCAGAGCGCGTCGCGCTGCTTATCGCTCCACTCTTCGCTCTCGGCGTGGTTCTCGACGTAGTGCTTCAGCGTCTCTTTGAGAACCTCATCGGAGAAGGCCTCAATGCCCGAGTTCTTGTCGGCGGCCTGAACCTTCTCGGCCCAGTACTGCGGGTTGATCTCGTGACCACGGAAGAACTCGAACATGTCTTCGATGCGAGCGAACACGTACGTGCCGCAGTCGCCGCCGATGTACAGCCGGCCACCCCAGGTGATCACGTCGAACCAGTAGATGCTGCTACCGGGGCGCTTGAATCGGAGGTGCCGATCCACGCCGTCATCGCGCAGGATGGTCATCTCGTGCTGGGCCACGTCCTGTGGGAAGCGGGCTGCGACTTCAGCCTCGGCGAATCGACGCGCGCTCACGCTGCACCTCCGACGCGCGGCTGCGGAACGTCGAAGCCATCGGGCATGTACTCGCGCCAGATCGCACCATCGGGGTCCAGCTCGATCTGCATCTGCTGCAGCGTCGCGAAGTGCCGTGCTCCGTGGATGTGATCCTCGGAACGGTCGGCCATCCGATAGCCCCACTCGGTGCGCGTGGTGGTCGCCAGCTTGGTGCGATAGACACGCATCTGCTCGTCGTGCTCGAAGTCGTTCAGCAGGTTCTGCTTGGCAGCGGCACCGCCGACGACGGACAAACGAACCTTTGGGAACGGGCGCACGGCCACGTCGGAGAAGTTCGGCGCGAGCATCACAACACCTCGAGCGACAGTTCGTCGCCAGCCAGGCATTCCGCAACGAAGGCCTTCGCAGCCTCGCGGTCCGGATGCTCGGTGATCGTGACTTCGCACTCTTCCTGGAAGAGCTGCAAGTCAATGTGCAGCAGAGAGTCCATGTTCTTCACTCCAAGAGGCAGCGGGGTGCTGCGTTGGGTGAATTATGCAAACAAGTTTGCCGGCAAGGCAAGGGGTTAATGCAAAATAGTTTGCTCGCACGGCCGCTGATTTATGACCGCGCGGTCAGTAACCGCGAAGTGTGCAAAAGTGCCGCTAGATCGCGCAGGCCTTGTCGGCATACTCGCCGCCATGCCAAGCGTCTACCTTGCCGGCCCTGATGTGTTTCGCCCCGATGCAGTCGAGCACCTCCAGAGGCTCGCGCGCGTTGCCGAGGCGTTCGGCCTCGAAGCGCTGGTGCCGATCGATGGCACGGCTGCCGGCGCACAGACAGCGCAAGCCATCTACGACACGAACCTGGCGCTGCTGCGGCGTGCCGACGGCGTCGTGGCTAACCTCAGGCCGTTCCGAGGCACTGAGCCGGACTCTGGGACGGTCTTCGAGGTCGGCGCAGCCGTGATGCTGGGCTTGCCCGTGGTGGCGTACGGAGTGGGGAAGGGCGACTACCTGCGCAAGGTCCGGCGACAGTTGCCAACTGAGCCCGATGTGGCGGGCGTGCTGCGCGACATGGGCGGGATGGCCATCGAGGACTTCGGCCTCAGGCTCAATCTCATGCTGGCCTGCTCTGTGGATTTCGAGGACTCTGCCGAGGAAGCACTCATCGCGCTATCAACCAGGCTGGGCACGCGGCCGCGCGTCACTGGCGAGTCGGCTTGATCAGAGCCTTCTCGATCATGGCCTCGCACTTGGTCATGCCTGCTGCGGGATAGCAGCCACTCTTGAACACTTCGTAGGAATCCAGTGCTGAGCGAGCCGCCAGCCAAGCCTCCTTCTTCTCGCGACCGAGCTCTGCGCATTCCCATAGTTCGGGCGCCTCCGCAGCATCACATTTCACTCGGGCTGCCTGGATGTATCGAGCCACAACGGACGCGCCGAAATCTGGCTCTTCGTGGTTGAGCTGATCGCACCCTGCGTTGAGCGCACAGAACAGCACGACCGCAAGCGCAGAAGAGGCGACTCTGATTCTCATGTTCGAAGGCTAGCAGTTCGATCGCGAACCTCGAGCGTTATCCTTCTCGGATGGCCCTACCGAACTTAAAAAAACTGCGCACTGACCGACTGCTTTCTCAGATCGAGCTCGGCGAAGCCATCGGCATTTCATCGCGCACCTTGATGCGATGGGAGGCAGGGCAGGGCGAGCCAGGGGCGTCCGAGTTGCTGCAGCTCGCGCGCTTCTTTCGAGTGAGCATCGATCAGTTGGTCGGCGACCTTCTTCCACCCGAATCTACCGGCGAACTACCGAGAGTCGCCGATTTGTCTGGGCGGCAACTCGACTACTGGGTGGCTCGCACGCGAGGCATGCCAGCCGAGATGCTGGAAGACGGCCCGGTTGTGTATGTGCCAGGCGAAGGGCAGATGCCAGTCCCCGCATACAGCACCGACCCTTCCCATGCCAATCCGATCATGGAGAGCATGGGCATGCACTTGTGCCCCGCGGCATCAGGGGCGACTTTCGATGGTGAAGTGAAGCAGCAGCCGGGCTGGATTGCCCGTTGCGCGGAGAGCTCAAGGGCAGCTTGGGGGCGAACGATGCTGGAAGCTGGAATGCGGGCCTATCTGCTCTTCGAGATCGGCGACCAGGTGCTGACGTGATGCGTCACAACGGCTGCGCGTTTCTGACAAATTTGTTCACGCAAAACACAATTTGTCTCATTTGATTGGCGGAGTTGCATCGGTTTTTGGGGTTTTCACCCACAAAAGCAATTCCTAAGTTCTCAATTCCTCATGCCGCGCGCTTGGCACACCTCCTGCGGATAGGTAAGCGCTCCAGGAGGGAATCTCCTGGTGAATCAACCCAACCGAGGACTTTCATGAACCATCGCACTCTCGCTCGCCGCGCTCAAGCCGGCTTTACCCTCATCGAATTGATGATCGTGGTCGCGATCATCGGCATCCTGGCGGCCGTCGCTCTGCCGGCGTATCAGGACTACACCGTCCGCGCCAAGGCATCAGAAGGCATGGGCCTCGCCACCGCCGCCAAGACCGCGCTGTCTGAAGCTGCTGCCCGCGGCGACATTTCGGCCGTCACGAACGCGGCCGCTGCCGACGACGTCCTCGGATTGCCTGTCGCAACCGCGATCAACGGCAATGTCGTCGCAAGCGTGGCCGCAGCAGGCACCAGCGTTGCAGGCGCAAACCCGCAAACTGGCACGATCACCATTACCTACAAGGCTGCAGCAGCCAACATTCCGCCAGATCTGGCTGGCAAGGTTCTGGTTCTGAATGGTTCTTTCGGTGCGGGCAGCGCTGTCTGGTCCGTCGAAACCGGCGCGACGACCACTCTGGCCGCGAAGTTCCGCCCAAAGCTCTAACCCCGTAACCGGGGCTCACGAAGCCGCCTTCGGGCGGCTTTTTCACGTCTGCTGCTCAGACCTGCTCGCTGCGCCAGACCGTCAGCACCTTGCCGAACACGGCGAAGTCCATCTTCTGGGTGATCTCGAAGGCGTCGTAGTCTGGGTTGAAGGACTTGGCGCGCAGCACCAGGCCGTTCTCCGTGGGGATGCGCTGCAGCTGCTTGATGAAGCCGTGGTTGCCGACGCGGAAGAAGTAGACGCCATCGCCGCCGCTTTCCACGTCCGTGACGCCCCTGTCGAGCAACAGCGGGTCGCCGGGGTTGTACTTCGGCTTCATTGAGGGGCCGAAGCCCGTCACGATGCACAGGTTCGCGCGCCCCGTGTGGTGCTGCACGTTGAGCCGGAGCCATTCCGGGTCCACACGCCAACTCTTGATCAGACCGGGGGGTTGCTCCTCGAGCACCAGGCCGCCGTTCCCCATCGCGCCGGCGGCGTCGTACTGAGCGATCAGGTAGTCCTTCGGATCGTCCGCAGGCTCCGTCGTCACGACGAACGTGGATGGCGCGGCTCCAGGCACGAACGCCCCGGCCTTGAGCGTCTCGACATTCGTTCCCATGGCCGCCGCCAGCGCGGCGATGTACCTGGGCGTCCGAATGTCCTTCTTCAGAAGATTCTCAATGTCCTGCCGCTTGCAGAGGCTGTCCGCTTCGATGCCCGCGCCGCTTTGAACTGTGGAGACGGCGGCGGCCAGGTCGGCGACCGTAAACGGTTCGCTCGCCTCATCGCTTTTCCAAGAGAGGTATTCGATGACCTGCTGAGCGAGCGTTTTCATGCAAAGGATTTTGCATCCTCTTGACTGCAAAGAAGTTTGCGAGATAAACTGCAAACTACTTTGCTCTTGAGGTGTTTTATGCAGCAGCCGACCGGTATCGAGCTCGCGGTCACGATGAAAGGCAGTCCCGCCAAATTGGCGGAGGCTGTGGGGAACGGGGTTCTGAGACAACACGTTGAGTACTGGCTGAAGGCTGGAATCGTTTCAGCAGATCAGGCGCCGTACGTCTCCGCAGCGACGGGCATCCCCATCGAGAAGCTGAACAGCAAAGTGAACTGGGCGCTCGCTCGAAAGATCCGCGCCAAGGCATCTGCCGAGCCCAAGGCCCCCATCGGCGAGGGCGCCTAAGCCATGGCCTCCATGCCCATCTGGCTCCAGATTCCGTTCGTGCTCATCGGCGCGATCGCGCTGTCCGGCGCCGCTCTCGCGCTGCTTGCGAAAGAGGTCTGACATGCATCAGCCCTCAACCCTCATCGCCCAGTTGCGCACTGCGCTTGGCTTCGAACGCGAGCCAGTGGATCTTGATGACGGCGGCATCGCCTTCATCGGATTCGTGCGTTTCGCGTGTGGCGATTCCGATGAAGCCCACGCCCTGCAAGCGTGCTGGTTCAACGCGAGCGGAAACGCTCCACGTCACGACACGCCCGCCACTACGGCGGAGTGTGGCCAGTACATCGATTGGCTGATTCAGACCCATTGGGGCGAGGCGGGCGTTACGGCCGCCACGGTTCACTGAGCTTGCAGCCATCACCTCCACAAGCGAAGCCATGAGCACGTCTGCATCTACCTCTGCCGGTGTCGCTGACCAGTGCGCTTCGCTGTGTTGCTTTGTTTCCATGAACAGGACTGTCGCAGCGAGCGCCGCTACGCGCCACGTCCAAAAAGTCGGAGCCCGGACATGAACTCGAATGACGCATTGCGACTGATGGTCGCGTACTACCCAGGCGGTCGTGAAGCAATGGCGGTGCGCCTCGGCATCACCGACGAGCTGCTCCGTAAGGAGCTTGCTGGCGGCCCTGGCCACAAGATGGGCGTCACGCGCGCCGAGCAAGTGTCCGAATACTGCATCGAGGCAAAGGGCGAGCACTGCTACGCCTACGTCAACTCGCTCAACGCGCGTAGTGGCCGCCTCCTTGAGTTGCCGGTGCGCGATGACATGACCACGCCGCGCGAGATTCGCACTGGCATGGCCGGCCTGCTGGAGAAGACCTCGGCCACCATCATGGCGCTCACCAGTGCGCTCGCTGACGACAACATCAACGACAACGAGCGCCGCGACATCGAACGCAAGCTCAGCGATCTTTTCGCGGTCGGGCAGGGCATCTTGCGCGGCACGCACGAGATCAACGAATCGCGCAAGCCCGCTCACTTGAGGGCTGCGGCATGAGCGCCCCTACGACCGCGCCCGCTGCACCGAAGGCCGAGATCGACTTCGAAAAGATCGACACGCAGGTCCTCATCGACGAGCTTGAAGCACGCGGCCATGACGTCGACAACGAGCCGGACCTCGAAAGCTACAGCGATGACGACCTCATCACCGAGCTGCAGGAGCGCGGCATGGGCGACGCACCGCACGGCACCCGCCAATCCATCGTCGAGATGTACGAGGCCTTCTACCTCGGCAAGAACGAAGCTGCGATCTCCATTGCGCGCCGCATCGCGCAGGACACCACCGGAAGGACTTTGCCATGAACGCCATCGCATTCGTCAACATCCACGGCCAAGCCGTCGACACCAACAAGCGTGTTCCGCTGCCGAAGCGCACCTCCGACGGCCCGGGCGAGTTTCACAAGGGCTGGGCCGTTGAGGGCGTGCCGCCTGGCGCACTGGAGGAGGCGCAGGCACTCCACGAGCAAGAACGTGCAGTGGCCATCCGGGAGAACGCCAAGCGCATTCCAGATGAATGGAATGCCCTGACCTGGCTGCAGACGAAGGCGAAGCTGAAGCGCGTGCGCACGAAGGCCTACGAGGTGCCCGAGGCCGCAGCACTGTGCAAGGACATGGCCGAGAAGGCTGGCTGGCTGCAAGTCCGCGTGCGGGCGCTGTCGAAGGGTTCGGCATGAACACCGCCATCACCAACGACATGGTGGCTGCGATGGACGAAACCGCCTCGTTCATGCACCAGCAGCCTCCCTTCGTCTTCCCACCCTCAGGCATCAAGCCCGAGCGCGCTCCCAAGATCATCCGCATCAAGGGCTTGGTATCGGTCAACCGCCACGGCATCCCCATCACCGGCCGCGTGCAGGGTGAAGCGGACATGCACCGCAGTGACTCCATCCGCAGAGGTGGCATCTGATGATCGCCCACACATCCGTCGATGCGCCGCGCGCTCGAGCCACCGACCCGGTCACGTCGCACATGGCCGCCGACCGCTCGATCCGCTTCGCCGAAGGCCACGCCGCCAAGATCCTGCGCGCCATCAAGCACCGTCCCGGCCAGACCGCTGCGTACTACTCGCAGATGACCGGGCTGACCGTCGTGCAGATCGACCGCCGCCTGCCTGAGATGGAGCGCAAGGGCCTCATCCGCACGACCGGCGCCATCTACAACGGCTTCCGGGCTTGGGAGGCTGTGTAGTGGCCGAAGTTGAAAAGGTCGATGCCTGGATGCCGCTGTGGATCGGCGCGTATCTGGCTGACACCACGCACCTGGCACGCGATGAGCATGGCGGCTATCTGCTGCTACTCATCGCGTACTGGCGCAACCGCGGGCCCCTGATCGACCAAGGCAACCGCCTGGCCAACATCTGCAAGGCAACCCCTGCTGAGTGGAAGCGCCTGCGTCCGTTGCTCGTTGAGTTCTTCGATGAGGTCGATGGCTTCTGGGTTCATGGGCGCGCCGACAAGGAACTGGCATCCGCTGGCCTGCGCAAGTCGGCTGCTGTGAGCAAAGCTAAAGCAGCAGCTGAAGCACGCTGGGGGAAGTCCTCCGGTGGTGCAAAGAGCAATGCTCCAAGCATGCCCGGAGCATTGCCTGAGCATGTGCATGAGGATTGCCCTACACCATCACCTTCTTCTTCACTTCGTTCAGAAGAGATCTTGTCGGGTCAGGCCGAGTCGAAGTACCCGATCGAGTTCGAGGCGGTGTGGCTGGCCTACCCCGACCGACCTGGCCGCTCGAAGGCCGATGCCTGCAAAGCCTGGAAGGCGCGACGCAAGGATGGCGTAACCGTCGAGGTGCTGATGTCCGGCGTCCAGCGCTACGCAGCCTACTGCCGAGCCTGCAAGACCGAGCCCGGCTTCATCAAGCAGCCCACCACGTTCTTCGGCCCCGGAGAGCACTACCTATCCGACTGGACGCCGCCGGCACCGGGCGCCGTGCCCCGCCAGTCCTTCGGCGCGCCAAGGCACGCAGGTGCTGCCGCCGCCATCTTCGACATGGACACCCAAGGAGTGATCAATGCTTAAACCCGTCGTGGTCAACGCAGACGACTTCCGCCGGGCCCAGCCCGCGGCGGATGAGACCGTCGTCAACAACGTGTTCAAGGTGCTGCATGGCTACTACGGCAACCTGTTCCTGAACAAGTTCGCCTCTGGCGTGCTGGATGGAAAAGGCCGAGACATGGGCGTCGCCAGCGCGCGTTCGGTGTGGGCTCACAAGCTGCGGGCATTCGACGAATCCATCGTCGTGACCGCGCTCGAGCAATGCCAAGTCAGGCACCCGGAGTTTCCGCCAGGTCTGCCGCAATTCGTCGCGATGTGCGCCAACGCTGCCCCGCGCGCGACCTACCAGCCATCGAATGCCATCGAGATGAGCGGCGCGCTGCGCAGCCAGTACGCCCGGCAGGCACGCGCCATCGTCGAGAAGCACGAGGTGAAGGCAGAACGACGCCGGAGTGGCTACATCCCTCTTCCGCCAACTCTCGACGGCCTCAAACAGGCCATCGCTGCCGCCGTTGGCGAAGCAGGCGGGGATGAGGCCGCCGAACTCCTGCGCCTTGATCGCATGTTCACCCAAGGAGTTCACTGATGAGCGAATACAGCGCCGAATGCCAAGCGGCAAACCGCATCGCCGCGCAACTCCGTGGCCTCCCATCACCGAAGCATCGGGCACGGCTCCAGGTCGTCCAAGCGCCGAAGGTAAGGAAGCCTCGGGCGCACGCAACCGGCATCCCGGGCAAGGGCGGCTATCTGCGTGCCGCCATGCAAACAAGGATCGTGGAGGTTCTGGCTTACTGCCACGAGTTCTACGAAGAGAACGACCAGCTTCCACCGCAGTCCTGCGTCGCCGAGCGCTTCGGTGTGGTCGAGCAGGTTGCGCAGAAGTACATGCGCTATCTGGGCGATGCCGGGCACCTCGAGCGCAACGCCGTCGGCAAGTGGCGTTTCGCGCGGCAGGTCACGAAGGACGCGAAATGATCCAGCTTGCACTCGCATTCTTCGGCCTCTCCGCACTGTGGATGGCCATGGGCAAGAGCGCCCGCGCACGAAAGTTCGCGCCACTCGTCGGCCTGTGCGGGCAGCCGTTCTGGATCACCTTCGCTGTGCAGGCCGGCGCGTGGGGATTGCTGGCGCTGTCGCTGGCTTACAGCGCGGTCTACGTGCGCGGCGCATGGATTCAGTGGAGGGTGGCATGAGGTGCATTCAGTGCTCCCACTGGGACCTCAAGCATTCAACCCTGCGCGCGCACGGCTACGGCCTGTGCAAGGCGCTGGTGCCCGCGCAGCCCGGCCGCACGTTCTCCGACCGCAACGCCTGCCGCTTCGGCAAGTTCGCGCAGGCGCCGGCGGAGACGGTGGCCAAGCGGGAAAAGGTGATCGGATGACCGCCATTCAAGCCATCACCCGCACCGTGTGGTTCGCGCCAACCAAGCGCCGGCACTACATGTCCCCACGCGCGGCCGCGCATGCCGAAGCCAGCGCGCGAATCGAAAAGAAGTACCCGACCGAGAAGTCCGAGTCCGAGAGCGGCGTGTGCTACGACCCCGGCTACCACTGGCGGGAAGACCAGCGGCTGCTGAAGGTGCACGCACGCCTCGCGCGGCTCTTGCTGGCTGCCCTTCGGAGGTCTGCATGAAAGCCATCCTCATCCGCACGCCCGGCGGCCTGCGTGGCTCAACGCCAGCAGACCAAGATGCATGGTCCAAGTTCCGCCGCAAGCTGGAAACGATGAAGCCGGGCAAGTGGCTGCGCGTCGAGTTCTCCAGCCCGCGCAATGGCCGCCACCACCGCAAGCTGATGGCGCTGCTGCAGCTCGTCGCCGAGAACAGCGAGACCTACAACACGGTCGAGAAGGCGCTCGTGGCTGTGAAGCTGGTCACCGGGCACTTCGACCTCATGGCCGACCCCAAAACCGGCGAGATCGTGCAGGTGCCGAAGTCCGTGAGCTATGAAGCCATGGATCAGGAGGGGTTCGATGTGTTCTATAGCGCGGCAATCGACGGTGTGCTCCAGCACATCCTGCCGCAGATGGACGAGCCCACGGCGAACCGCCTGATGGACATGATCGTGGAGGGTTGGGCATGAAGGCGGCAGACCTCGCAGAAATCATCTTGCGCGCGCCTACGCGCCGCTTGGATGCGGAGGCAAAGATTGTTGTTTGCCGGCCTGGGACCGTTGGCGGCACACCCGCCGTTTCGTTGAAGAGCGCCGGCTTCGGGATCGACTGGGACAACGGCACGTTTCAGATCTATCCGGCTGAGCAGCTGACGACGCTCTCTGCGGAGGATGTCGCGGCCATCCACAAGGACGTGGTCAAGGGAGGCAGCTGGCACGCCTTCCAGCAATGGAAGAAGCAGGACGCCCGCATCAAGGCGCTTGAGGCTGAACTGGCTGCGCTGAAGGGGGCGAAGCATGCGTAGGGCGGCCAAGATCGACGCCAACCAGACGCAGGTCGTGTCGGCTCTTCGCGCTGCCGGCGTGTCGGTGCAGAGCCTCGCAGCCGTCGGCAACGGTGTGCCGGACCTGCTGTGCGGCTTCCGCGGCAAGTTGTCGCTGCTTGAGGTCAAGGACGGCAGCAAGGTGCCCAGCGCGCGGAAGCTGACGCCAGATCAAGTCGACTGGCACGCCATCTGGGCCGACATGCCGCTGTTCGTAGTCGAGACGCCTGAGCAGGCGCTCAAGGCGCTGGGGGTGATCGCATGAACCAAGCCTTGTACTTCGCCGCCCTCTGGGTCTCCGAATGCTGGTACGAGGCATGGCGTGATGAGGGTCGCCTTCACAGCAAGGCGCGCGGCATCGTGGTCTTCGACCGCGTGCTCAACGGGGAGATCCAATGACCTTCGCCCGCCGAACCTACGAGCGCAAGCCGCAGCCGCTGTACCGGCCGGTTGAGCCGCGCGGCAGCTACGCGAAGCCACAAGCCTTTGTGTCCGCACCAAAGCAACCGCGCGCCGAGAACCGGCACTTGTTGGACATGGCGCGCGGCAAGCCCTGCCTGATCCGCAGCCCGATCTGCAACTACGACCCCGAGACCACGGTCGCCTGCCACGGCGGCGGCGTCGCCAACGGAAAGGGCATGGCCTACAAGGTCTCGGACGCGCTGACGTGCTGGGGCTGCAGCGCATGCAACCACTACACGGATGCGTACGCCGGCGCCACCAAGGCGCAGAAGGCCGCCGCTTTCATGCTCGGGCACCTCGCCCAGGTCTGCGAGTGGCGCGCCATCGCCGCCAGCACGCAGGCTGACCCGAAGGAGCGCATGGCCGCGCAATGGGCACTCGACCAACTCAACGCAACGCCCGTCGGCGAAACCCCTTAACCACTGGAGCACTCATTGAACGCACTCAACATGATTCCCGTCCTCGGTTGGCTGATCGCCGCGGCAGTCTGCTTCTTCATCGCGATCCCGGTCTATTTGCTGTGGAACTGGCTGGCGCCGACGTACTTTTACTGGCTGCCTCCGGTGTACCTCGACCTGCCGTTCTGGCACGTCTTCGGCCTGCTGTGGCTGATCTCTTCGTTGCGCTCGCTCTTCATGCCTCGCGCGTACATCAACACGTCCTCGAAGACGAAGTGAAGGGGCTCGGCATGAAGCGCGCACTGCTCTACATCCTGCTGGAGTTCATCGATCCGAGGCGGCTGATTCGCCGGCCTGCTGCTGCGAGAGAGCGGCTGCAGTGGCCCGTGATCGACCCCTCCCTGTTGCCCGCCAAGGAAACTGCATGAGGCCCACCCAGCACTCCAGCAACAACCGCGTTCTCGGCGCGCCTCCGGGCTGGGATCAAGGCGAACTCCCGTGCGGCGCCCTAGCCATCACTGACGCAGTGCAGGGCGATGTCCCGTGCGTCATCTCCTTCTGGCGCCCGGACGCCGACGAGCTGGCCGCGCTGAATGCCGGCGGCCTGGTCTACCTCTCGGTTGTCGGCCGGACGATGCCGCCCATGGGGCTGGGCGTGGAGACAACGTCGTGAGCACCCGCACCATCATCGAGATCAACCACGACTTCCTGAATAGGTTGACGCAAGACCCGGCGCACATGCTGGCCGTGCTGAACGCGCTGAAGTCGTCATTCATCACCGGCATGCTCAATCACGGCCCGGTGGAGCAGGGCGGCGGCATCATCGTGCTCGCCCAGCGCCACCACAGCGAGACGCTGAAGCTGGAGGTGAAGTGAGCCAGACGATCGAGCTGCCTGCCGCCGAGCGCGTGACGCTGACCGGGCATTCCGCCGCAGGAGCGTGGCAGCTTGAGTTCTGCGGCATCGCGCCGGCAACGCTCGCTGCGGCCGTCGATCTTCTGCAAGGCACACGCCGTTCTCACGCCATCGTCGTCACCAAGAACCCCACATCCGCCACCGTCGAGCCTATTGCGGTGGTGGACTTCTATTCCGAACCGAAGGACTCCGATGTCGATCACTGACCGCTACGCCACCGCCATCCGCTCTTCGTGCCTGACGGTCGATGCGCGCACTGTCTACAGCGATACCGACGTGCTTGGCGCAATGGGCCTGGCGCACCGCGACCTCTCCGAGGGGCGCACCTGGTCGCGCGGGCAGCAGGTTTCGATCCCGAAGGCAGAGCTCGCTGTGCCGCTCGAGCGCCTGTTCATGGGCGACAACGGCGCCGCGCAGGAAATCGTCGAGATCCTGGTGGAGTGGCTCCGCGGGAAGGCGCCGGCCATGAAGCTCAAGCTCACGACCGTGCAGTGTGCCGACATGGCCCGCGCCTGTCTCGCATGGCACCGGGATAGCACCTGCAAGCCATGTGGTGGTCATGGGCAGGGCCTCATCAAGGGAAGCACGACCATCGGCGGAGCGATCTGCAAGCACTGCAAGGGGACGGGTCAGATTCCGTTCGAAAAGCAGTTCCGCCACGAGCACCGCGAGCTCGCGCGCTGGCTGGTCGGCGAGATGGAGCGGGAGCAGGGGCGCGCGGGGCCGGCGGCAATGCGGAAGATCGCGGCTAGCATGGAGCTATGAAAACCTCTGAACTCACGGGTGCCCAGCTCGACTACTGGGTGGCAAAAGCCGAGGGGCATCGCGTTCGACTTGTTGGCGAGCTCGTCGTTTTCTACGAGGGAGGCGACGATTCGGGATTGAAAGAGAGGCGCGGCCCGGAGTTTTCGCCCTCCACGGATTGGAGCGACGGCGGCCCGATCATCGAGCGCGAGCGGATTGGCGTGTGGTCCGGGGTCGATCCTTACAGTGGGAAATCAGCAGACGCTCTTTGGTTTTCGGAGGGCTCAGGCACATCGTCAGGCCGCGCCAAAGCTACGGGCCCGTCGTCGCTCGTCGCCGCCATGCGCGCCTATGTCGCATCGAAGTTCGGCGAAGATTTCCCGGGCGATGCTGGATGAAAACCCCTTTCGCGCGGCGAATTCTTCGTGTACAGTCCGGGCACCTGTACAAACACGGTGTGTTGCCGTGAAAGCAATAGAGCAGGCCCGCCTTTGATGGCGGAGCCGACTTCGAAATCAGGGTCATCACAAAGAGATTCACGTAGCAGCAGAAGCCGAAGGGCTGAAGGGGAGCGTGATTCGTAGAGTCTCTTCGTGATGGGGAAAGGTGGTCTTGCCGCCGCGAGGGAGCAAGAGGACGCAGGAGCTGGCCGTGATTCGCGGGGTAGCCTGAGTACGGACCGGAAGGGAAAGCCTCCATCAGCAACACGGCCGCCAGCAGCAATGTTCGGCGGCTTTTTCGTTTCCGCATTCCAGCGCGCGGGCCGCGTCGCCAGCCTTCCAAGCTGCGCAGAGAAGGGTTCGATTCCCTCGGGATGCTCCAAGTCAGGCAGGTTCAATTCCTGCTCGCTGGCCGAGATCTGGTGAAGGACGTGGTTCGAATCCACGGCGGGGCGCAAGCCCTTCGCGACGCTGTCCGGGTAGACAGGGGCACAAGCCAGCCGGGGGAAGGGCTCCCGGCGCCAATTTCGCGGTCAAGCGCTCGCGCGCAGGGTTGGGAGTCCCCGGCCGCCGCAACCCTTTTCGGCGACAGCCGGCTGGAAGATGTCGAAGCGCCTGCTCAACAGCCAGCGCCGGGCCAGGTCTGCTCCACAGGACCAAGCTCCAGCCGCCGCCCCGTACCTCCCGCATACCAAAGGGAGCAGGGGATTCCGAATTCAATGAAGCCCGGAGCCGGGCGGCAGGGGTGGCGCAACTTCGGGGTTGCTCAGAAATCCCTTGATGTTGTCGGCCAGGTGCATCGCTGCTTCGATCGGGATGACAAGGCGGCCGACCACCACGCGGTTGATCGGACCAGGGTTGGAGCCATGATCAATACGGGGCGCCTCGAAGGTGATGTGAAGCAGGCCGCCGTTGCGCCACAGCCCTGAATAGCCGTGCGAGAAGATTTCCGGCGCGTGCGGGTTGTCGATGAAGTTCACTTCTGCTTTGTCGTCTGCCATTGCTGTCTCCTTTGTTGAAAGTCGCTGGTAGACCATCCGCCAAGCCGAATAGTTCAGCGCTTAAGTTTTCACATTCAGAGAAATTCAAGCGCGGCCAGTTGTCTCCAAGGTCGACCACTGGCCTTTTGCCCGCCTCGTGCGGGCTTTTTCATTTGTGAGGTTCCATGACCACTACCGTCCACATCTCCGTCACTGGCAATAAACAGGTCAAGGTCACAACCCAGAGCGGCGTGACCCGCATGCAGCCCGGGGCGTACCACGCCTTCTCCGTTCACGGTGACGGTGTCGTCAGCGTGCAGGAGTTGGGCGACTTCGTGTCCTCGCCTTCGTTGCCGCTGGTGCGTCCGTACATCCCCGAATCGCCCGAAGAGGGCGCCACCCCCAACTAAACGCTGGCAGGGCCCGCGTCAGCGCTCAATGCGTCTGGCGTGGCTAAGTGGCATCGCCCAGCCTGGCCGGCCCCTTTCTCGGCCCCGCTCATCCCGGCAACGTGAGCCGGCGCCACACGGGTAAATGTGGCGGTTCTCCGGCGAATGCGGTCCCGCTCAATCACGAGTGCCGCGACAGCCATCACCCCAGCGCCTCGCCGCCTTCGGGCGGTGGGCCGTAAGTGCTTATGGGGTGTCTAGATTGAAAGGTCCGGCCATGGCGCTGACTCCCAAGCAACAGCGTTTCGTCGCCGAGTACCTCATTGACCTGAACGCGACCCAAGCCGCTGTGCGGGCCGGATACAGCGCCAGGACGGCTGACAAGATCGGGTCGCAACTGCTAGGGAAAACTAGAGTCGGAGAGGCCATCGCCGACGCCAAGAAAGAGCGTGCGGAGCGAACCGACATCAACGCCGACTGGGTGCTGAAGCGCCTGGCGCGTGATGCGACGGCCGACCTGGCCGACCTCTACGACGACCACGGAGGCCTGAAGCCGGTCAAGGAATGGCCGCTCGTGTGGCGCACTGGTCTGGTCGCTGGCGTCGAGACCGTGCAAGAGCGCTTGGGCGATGACCCCGATGGCGCTCCGACCTTCGCGACGGTGCGCAAGCTGAAGCTTCTGGACCGCACCAAGCTGGTCGAACTCATCGGCAAACACGTCGATGTCGGGGCCTTCAAGGAGAAGGTCGAACACTCTGGATCGATTGCCACACCTGAACTGAAGTTGGTGCTCCATGGAACTGCACCTTCACCCGCAGCAGACTAAGGCGTTTCTTTCCACTGGGACGGAGATCCTGTACGGCGGTGCAGCTGGCGGTGGCAAGAGCCATCTGATGCGCGTCGCTGCAATCTCGTGGTGCACAGACATTCCCGGCCTGCAGGTCTACATCTTCCGCCGCTTGTCGGACGACCTGGCGAAGAACCACATGGAGGGGCCGACCGGCTTTCCGGCGCTGCTGGCCGAGTGGATCGACGCAGGGCATGTGAAGACGAACGACTCGAAGAACTTCATTCAGTTCTGGAACGGGTCGAAGATCCATCTTTGCCACTGCCAGTACGAGAAGAACGTGACCAAGTACCAGGGCGCGGAAATCCACGTCCTCATGATGGATGAGCTGACGCACTTCACGGACAAGATCTACCGCTACCTGCGCGGCCGGTGCCGACTGGGTGGGCTGAAGCTGCCGAAGAAGTACGGCGGCTTGTTCCCGCGAGTGGTCGCCGGATCGAATCCTGGGGGCATCGGGCACAACTGGGTGAAGGCGACCTTCATCGACCCGGCGGCCCCAATGGAGATCGTGCAGCAGGAGAAGGCCGAAGGCGGCATGCGCCGGCAGTACATCCCGGCCAAGCTCAGCGACAACCCGACGCTGCAGGAGAACGATCCCGACTACGTCGACCGCCTGGAAGGCCTGGGCAACGCCGCGCTGATCAAGGCGATGCGCGACGGCGACTGGAGCATCGTCGCTGGCGGCATGTTCGATGACCTCTGGGACCTCGACAAGCACGTCCTCAAGCCGTTCGCCATCCCGGCCAGTTGGCGCATCGATCGCGCTTTCGACTGGGGCAGCAGCAAACCGTTCTCGGTGGGATTCTGGGCTGAATCGGACGGAACCGAAGCGGTCATGGCGGACGGCACGAAGCGCGCCTTCCCGCGCGGCACGCTGTTCCGCATCGGCGAGTGGTACGGCTGGAATGGGCGCCCGAACGAGGGCCTGAAGATGAGCGATGCAGGCATTGCCGATGGCATCGTGAAGCACCAGGTTGATATGGGCATTCAGGACCGGGTGAAGGCCGGCCCCGCGGACAGCAGCATCTTCGACGAGACCAACGGCGACAGCCCCGCCAAGATTCAGGAGCGCCACAAAGTGCGCTGGGAGAAGGCGGACAAGTCGCCAGGCTCACGCAAACGAGGCTGGAGCCTGCTGCGCGGTCGCCTGCAGGCATCCGCCGCGCCCCGCATGGAAGAGCCCGGCATCTTCGTATTCGAGACCTGCAGGCAGTTCATCCGGACCATGCCAGTCCTGCCGCGCAGCGAGCGCGACACCGACGACATCGACACCGATGCCGAAGACCACATCGCAGACGAAGTGCGGTATCGAATCCTGGCCGTGAAGCGCACGACCGAGGTCAAACCACTCCGGATGTAAGAGAAAAACAAGCATGGCCCAAAAAGTCCAAGATCAATCGCCAGAAGTGCAGGCGCTTGCGGCCAATTGGCCCATCGTCGAAGCACTGCTCGGCGGGACTTCGGCCATGCGCGCGGCTGCCACGGCCTACCTGCCGAAGTGGCCGAACGAGGAGCAGGACAGCTACAACACACGCCTGGGCACCGCGACCCTATTCCCGGCGATGGCCCGGACCATCTCGGTGATGACCGGCAAGCCCTTCGCCAAGCAATTGACGCTGGGCGACGATGTGCCCGCCAAGATCAAGGGCTGGTGCGAAGACGCCGACCAGCAGGGCAACAACCTGCACAGCTTCAGCGCCGATGTCATGGCCGAGGTGCTTGGCTATGGCTTGTGTGGCGTGCTGGTGGACTATCCACCGGTGCCGACCGAACAGGTGCGCACCCAGGCCGCGGAGACCGCGCTCGGCGTGCGCCCGTATCTGGTGTTCATCCGCCATGCCCAGATCCTGGGTTGGAAGATGGAGCGCAAGGCTGGCGTGACCCGCCTGACGCAGCTTCGCATCTCCGAGTGCAAGGAAGTGCCGGACGGCGCGTTCGGCACCAAGAGCGAGCCGCGCGTGCGGGTGCTGGAGCCCGGAAAGTGGGCGGTCTACATGCCGGACGCCAAGGCCGAAGACGACTGGGTCATCGAGACGGAAGGCGTCACAACCCTGGCCGAGATCCCATTCGTCCCGTTCTATGGCAAGAAGAAGGGCTTCATGTGTGGTGTGAGCCCACTGCTCGACCTGGCCTACCTGAACGTCAAGCATTGGCAGAGCCAGTCCGACCAGGACACGATCCTGCACGTGGCGCGTGTGCCGATTCTGGCGGCGATCGGCGGCGGCGACGATTTCACCCTTACGGTCGGCAGTTCGACCGCAGTCAAATTGCCCATCGATGGCGACTTGAAGTTCGTCGAGCACACCGGTGCAGCCATCGATGCCGGCTCCAAGAGTCTCGAGCTGCTCGAAGACCAGATGATCACGACCGGCGCCGAGCTGCTGGTCATCAAGCCCGGCGAGCAGAAGTCCGCCACGCAGTCGAACAACGAGGCCGAGGCCAACAAGAGCGACCTGCAGCGCATCGTCGAATCGTTCGAGGACAGCCTCGATCAGGTGCTGCAGTTCATGGCTGCCTGGGTCAAGCAGCCGCAGGGCGGCCACGCCAGCTTGTTCAAGGACTTCTCGGCGAACAGCCTGACCGATGCCAGCGCGCAGTTGATTCTGGCGATGCAACAAGGCGGCCTGATCACGAAGCAAACGGCCATCCGCGAGCAGCAGCGCCGCGGGATGCTGGCGGCGGACATCGACCCGGAGACTGAGCTCGATGCAGTGGCCGAGGAGGGGCCGAAACTGGGCGAGATCACCGACGAGGACATCGACCCGCTGACCGGCCTTCCGAGAAAGCCTGACCCGGCCGCTGCCTGATGGCCACGGTCAACGAGAAGCTGCTGGACGCTGAGGTAGACCACGCGGTCAACCTGCAGCAGTACAGCGCCGGGGTAGTGCAGCGCATCATTGCGATCCTCAACCGGGCCGACGCTCGGCTCGCAGCGGCCCTGATGGAGGCGCTGGAAGGGATGGACGCTACGACGTTCACGATTGAGCGCCTGGAGGTGATGCTGGGGGCTGTGCGGTCCCTGAATCAGGAGGCCTACGACGCCATTGGGCGCGCGCTGCCCGAAGAAATGGCGGTGCTGGCGACCTACGAGGCGGGCTACCAGTTCGATCTGTTCGCCAAGACGATCCCCGCCGGCGTGCAGGCGGTGGTTCCCGTGCAGGCGATCAGCGTCGAGCAGGCATACGCGGCAGCGATGAGCCGGCCCTTTCAGGGGCGCTTGCTGCGCTCCTGGGCGGCAGCAGTCGAGCCGACACGCATGGCGCAGATCCGCAACGCGGTGCGCGACGGCTACCTGCAGGGTAAGACGAACGACCAGATCATTCGCGACATCCGCGGCACGAAGGCGAAGGGCTACGAAGACGGCATCCTGAACCGTGGCCGCGTCGAGGTCGAGGCGGTTGTTCGGACGGCGGTGGCGCACACGGCGGCCATGGCCCGCGAGGAGTTCTACAAGGCGAACGCTGAGCTGATCGCTGCCCTGAAATGGGTGTCGACGCTGGACCTGCGCACGAGCGCGATGTGCCGCATCCGTGACGGGAAGAAGTACACGACGGACCACAAGCCTGTCGGACACTCGGTGCCCTGGCTGCAGGGGCCGGGCCGGCTGCATTGGCGGTGCCGATCGAGCAGCGCGCCGATCACCAAGAGCTTCCGCGAGCTGGGCATCGACATCGACGAGCTGACGCCCGCAGAGCGCGCCAGCATGGACGGCCAGGTGCCGGCGGAGATGAGCTACGGCGAGTGGCTGCAGAAGCAGTCGGCCAAGCGACAGGACGAGGTTGTCGGGCCCGTGCGAGGCAGGCTGATGCGCGAGGGGAAAGTTCCCTTCGACCAGTTCTACAACGCCCGGGGCGAGTGGATCGACCTGGATGTGTTGCGCGCTCGGGATGCCGAGGCTTTCAAGAGGGCTGGCGTATGAGCGGCGTGATCATGAAGAACCCCAACGCGTTCGGCGCCGCCCTGTGCGAGGTGCTGGGCCTGAAGCAGGTGACAAAGCTGGTGCTGACCATGGAGGTGGGCTGCATGATGCAGGTGGAGGCCACCGTGGTGGCTCCCAGTCAGGAGGACTTGGCCCCGGTGCTGAAGCGGTTCCGCATCGAGGCAGTGCCAGTCTTAGAATCGCCCGATGCCGCGCCTCAAGCTCGTTCCAGCGACTGAGCCCTCTCTGGCCGAGAAGGTCCGCCAGCGCGTGCGTGCGATGCCAAGGCCGGCCGCGGTGCTGCAGTGCAACCGCTGTGGTGGCCGGGAGATGATCGAGACGAAGACCGGCATGCTGTTCAAGGACGGCAAGGCCAGCGGCGGGACGAAGCAGATCCTCTGCGCGGCCTGCCTCCTCAAGGGCGAAAGGGTGGTGGTGCTGTGAACAACGATGAATCCACTTCTCTCGACGTTTTTCGCACCGAGGCGGCACTTCCCATCGGGCACATCATCGAAACGGCGCAGGCAGACTATCGAGTTGTGAAGACGCTGCCGCACCCGGGCGGCGGCTTCCAATCGCTTGCGGAGCCAGTCGTTCTCTATCCGATTGACATCGAAACAGGCAAGCGCCTGAAGTCCTGAGTATCGGCCACGAGGCCCAAAACAACCCGCCCCGGGCAGCCGCGGCGGGTTTTCTTTTCCCCAAGCCGTTGTGCGCAAGCCCAGCGGCTTTTTTCATGCCCAGACGACGGATGTCTGAGGGCGCTTCGCCGCGGATGCGGCAACCGTACTGAGGGCGGATGCCCAAGGAAACAGCAACCATGCCATTCAAGATTGACCCCGCCACCGGTGCCATCATCGTTCAAGACGTCAACGGCCAAAAGCTGCCCGTGTTCGTGCATGCCGACGGCAAAGAGACGCCCTTCGACGGCGACAGCACCATCGCCACCATCAGCCGCCTGAACGGCGAGGCCAAGTCCCATCGGGAACGGGCCGAAGCCGCCGAGGGCAAGCTCAAACCATTCGAGGGCATCGAAGACCCTGCAGCCGCTCGCAAGGCGCTGGAGACGGTCAAGAACCTCGACGACAAGAAGCTGGTGGACGCCGGTCAAGTCGAGACGATCAAGAACGAGGCCATCAAGGCCGTGCGAGCCGAATTCGAGCCTGTGGTCGCTGAACGGGACAAGCTCAAGGGCGACCTGTACGGTGAAAAGATCGGCGGCGCGTTCGCGCGTTCCAAGACGATTGCCGAGAAGTTCGCCATTCCGGCTGACCTCGTGCAGGCGCGCTTCGGTTCGGCGTTCAAGGTCGAGGAAGGCAAGACCGTGGCCTACGACGGCCAGGGCAACAAGATTTACAGCAAGTCTCGCCCCGGCGAGCTCGCTGACTTCGATGAAGCCCTGGAAACGCTGGTTGACCAGTACCCCTACAAGGATTCGATCCTCAAGGGCTCGGGTGCATCTGGCGGCGGGGCAAGCGGTGGCAATCCTGGTGCTGGCGGCAAGAAGACCCTCACCCGCGCGCAGCTGGAGGCCATTCCTTCGGCAGAGCGCGGCGCTGCGTTGAAAGACGCAACCCTCGTCGACTGATCCAACCCTTCTGCAACCCCGAGCCCGCCATGAGCGGGCTTTGTCTTTTCTGAAAGCCCAACCATGAAAAACTTCCTCTCGAAGGCCCGCTTCGGCGTGCTCGCTCTGGTGGCCAGCCTGGCTGCCATCCTGCCCATGGCGACCGTGGCAGCCGCCGCGGCGCGCGTATTCGAGGTCACGAACAGCTGGGTCACCTCGACCCGCCAGTCGTTTGTCCTCGGTGCGAACACCCTGACCGGCCTGATTCCTGCGCTGTACTCGGCGCTCGACATCGTGTCGCGTGAACTGGTTGGTGCAATCCCGGCTGCGACTCGCGATGCGACGGCAGACCGAGCCGCCGTCGGCCAGAACGTCGTGGTCTTCAAGACCCCGAACGCCGTTGCCACGGACATCGCGCCCGCCGTGACGCCTCCGAACGATGGCGACCAGACGATCGGCAACACCGCTGTGACGATCACCAAGGCGCGACGCGTGCCCTTCCGCTGGAACGGGGAAGAAACGCTCGGCGTGAACAACAACGGCGCCGGTGCTGCAGCCATCCAGGCCGACCAGCTGCAGCAAGCCATCCGCACTCTGGTGAACGAAATGGAAGTCGACGTGGTGAACGCGGCGCGCATCGCGTCCTCGCGCGCCTACGGTACGGCCGGCACCACGCCGTTCGCCACCGATCTCTCCGACCCGGCGCAGCTGCGCAAGATCCTCGACGACAACGGCGCACCCGGTGAGCGCGCGCTGATCATCGACACCACGGCAGGCGCCAAGCTGCGCACCATGGGCCAGCTGACCAAGGCGAACGAGGCCGGCACCACCATGACGCTGCGCGACGGCGCGCTGCTCGACCTGCACGGCTTCGTGATCAAGGAGTCGGCCGGCGTGGGCGTCAACGTGAAGGGCACCGGCGCTGCGTACACCTCGACCACGGCCGGATTCCCCGTTGGCACCACGTCGATCCCGCTCATCACCGGCACTGGCACCGTGCTCGCTGGCGACATCGTGACCTTCGCGGGCGACACGAACAAGTACGTGGTGGAGACCGGCATCGCTGCGCCGGGCACCATCGTGCTGGCCGCGCCTGGTCTGCGTCAGGCTATCCCCGCCGCAGCCACCGCGATGACCATCGGCGCCAACTACACCGGCAACGTGGGCTTCTCGCGCTCGTCGCTCATCCTGGCAACTCGTGCCCCGGCGCTGCCGGACGGCGGCGACATGGCGATCGACCGCACGCTGGTGACCGATCCGCGCTCGGGCATCACGTTCGAAGTGGCGATGTACGCCCAGTACCGCCAGATGCAGTACGAGATCTCGGCTGCATGGGGCGTGAAGGGCATCAAGTCCAACCACAGCGCCATCCTGCTCGGCTGACCCGCTGCAGCGCTCTGGGCTTCGGCCTGGGGCGCTGCCCTACCTCATCGGAGAAACATCATGACCCAGACCTGCGAAACCATCCGCGTGAAGGCGAGCGACCCCGAACAGGGCGAGTTCGTCGTGATCAATAAGAGCGACTTCGACGAGAAGCTCCACGAGCTCCACGAAGAGTCCGCCGGCAAGCCGTCCGACGGCATGAAGGTCGAAGACCTCAAGGCCGCTCTCGAAGCCAAGGGCATCACTATCCCGGAAGGCGTGACCAAGAAGGCCGATCTCGCCGCACTGCTCGACAACGCGCCTGCCGCCTGAGCCTGCCTCGCGAAGCGTCCTCTGGGCGCTTCCCAAGACTGACTCCACCCTCGAAAGACCCCTATGCCACTCGTCACAACCGGCTATCGCTTCGGCTACGGCGGCTATTACAAGGACTCGGACGGCTCCGGCCCTTACTCCATCGATTCGGCTGGCACAGCAACGCTGATCGGAGGGGCCGCTGGCGGCGGCGGAGCGGCCACCATTGCCGATGGCGCCGATGTGGCAACTGGCGCGAAGGCGGATGCGGCAGCCGCCAATCCGGCAGCCTCTGCCAGTGTCATCGCCATCTTGAAGGGGATCTGGACGTCTCTGATCGGCCTGCTAACGGTCAACACCTTGGCTCAACCCGCAGTCGCCCGCCAACTCGCCGTTGCAGCATCGAGCGGGGCCAGTGCAAACACTGCGCTCACCACGACCTGCCGCCGCATCAGCATCTACGCGCGCGGCGCTGACGTGCGCTACGCCACCCGCCAGGCCACTGACAAGAGTGGCGCATCCACCGTAGAGGCCGGCTCGAAGGTCATCGCGAAGTTCGAGGCCGGCCCCGACATCTACATCGTGAACAACCTGCCGTACGGGCCGCGCCTGGAGTACGAGGGCTACTCCAAGCAGGCACCCGCCGGCATGGTGCGGATCACGGTGGCCGAGTACCAAGGCCTGATCGCGAAAGCGCTGGGCGAGGTTCAGAAATGAGCGAAAAGCTGATCCGCAGCCTGTACGAGGGGCGCCTCAAGGCATGGGCGGCCGCGCGCGTGCCGGCGCTGCCGGTGGCCTGGGAGAACGTCTCTTTCACGCCGCCGACGGGCATCTACCTGCGGGCCTTCCTGCTGCGAGGCGACACCACCAGCCGCGATCTGTACGGCGACAACCGGCACCGCGTCGGTGTCTTCCAAGTGAATCTGGTGTGCCCCGCCGGCAGCGGCCCTGGCGTGGCCGAAGGCATCGCGGCCGAGCTCGATGCTCTGTTCCCCATGAACCTGATTCTCACCAGCGGCGCTTTCTCGGTCACGCAGGTGTCGCCGCTGCGCACTCGCGCGGCGCTGCCCGACGACCGCTACACCGTCCCCGTGGACTTCGCCTACCGGGCGGACACCTACTGATTCCTCTCCCGCCCTTTCGTGGGCTTCTGCAACCTGGCCGCCATTGAGCGGCCTTTTTCATTTCCGAAAGGGCATCCGCCATGTCTTCCTACTTTCCCAACAAGACGATCCTGTCGATCAGCACCGGCTTCGACGCCGCGAAGACCGTCTCGGCGGTGACGAATGCGAATCCAGGCGTGGCCACATCCGCCGCACACGGCTACGCGAACGGCGACATCCTGCTCATGGGGTCCGGCTGGACCGACCTGAACGACCGAGCCGTCCGCGCCGCGAACATCGCCACCAACGCATTCGACCTTGAAGGTTTCGACACCACCAACGTGACCCGTTTTCCGGCGGGCGCCGGCGTGGGCACGGCGAAGAAGGCGACCTCGTTCGTGGCCTTCTCTCAGGTCACCGACGTGCAAACGGCCGGCGGCGAGCAGCAGTACTTCCAATGGGTCTACCTGGAAGACGGCCTGCAGCGCCAGAAGCCGACGTTCAAGAACGCGCGGTCGATGACCGTCACGCTGGACTACGACAACGCTCTGGCCTGGTACGACACCCTGCTCAACCATGACCTGACTGGCGACACGCAGATCCTGCGTGCCGCACTGCCCAACGGCAAGGTCTTCTACTGGTCGGTGGTGGTTGGCTTCGACGGCGAGCCGAACTTCAACATCAACACCAACATGCAGGTCACTGCACAGCTGGCGCTGGTCAACCCCCGTTCGACGAAGTACTGATCAGCATGTTCAAGCTCAAGGCTGACCCGACCTTCTCCGCGAAGGTCGCATTCCCCGTCGCTGGCGGGGCATCCGTGGACGTGCCCATCACGTTCAAGCACCGCACCAAGGCAGAGCTCAACGAGTGGCTCAAGGGCAGCAAGACCCGCAGCGACGAGGACACCTTCCTCGACATGGTGCAAGGCTGGGAGATCGACGAACCCTTCACGAAGGAGAACGTCGCCATCCTGCTGCAGCACCACATCGGCGTCGCACTGGCCGCGTACCAGGTCTACATCGACGAGCTGACAAGGCATCGCGAAAAAAACTCCTAGAGGCTGCGTGGCGGCTGTTCGATCCACCGGATTGGGCAGGCCGCGCAGCACTCGGGTTTGAGCCGGAGGACTTCGGAGACGAGCGCTTCGAAGTCTGGCCGGACAACTGGCAGGCCGTGGGCGTCTTTTCGGCCATGCGCTCCCAGTGGCGCGCCGGTATGGGCGGTTTCTACGGGCTCGACTTCAACGTCTTGCCCGAGATCTGGCAGCGCCTAAAGGTCTCAGAGGCCGACCGCGACGAAGTATTCGAGTCCCTTCTCCTGATGGAGGGCTCCGCTCTGAAGTTCATGCATTCGAAGAAGGACTAGCCCTATGACCGATTTCGCGAGCTTGGGCATCCGGATCGACAGCAGCCAAGCAAAGGCTGCTGTCGATGACCTGGAGAAGCTCGCCACTGCCGGCAAGGGTGCGGAGGGCGCGGCCAAGCGTACAGGGGATGCGTGGACGAAGGCCGCGCAGGCTATTCAGGGCGACACGGGGCAGATCGCCACGCTGCTGAAGCAGCTCAACAACACCCAAACCGCCGCGCTGACGGCGATGAACAACTACGCGCAGGCGCTGGCGAAGACGGCGTCTGCGAACTCGACGGTGGCCGCGGCGACGGCCACGACAAATGCGGCCATCGGTGCGACGACAAGCGTCACCAAGTCTGCGAGCGCGGGCATCGACGAGTACATCAAGAAGCTCGAGCAGATGAACAAGTCGCAGCTGTCCGCTGCGACCTCTGCAAAGCTGATCGATCTGTCCGCTCGCGGTGCCACGCCGACGCAGCTCGCAGCGGCCAAGACGGCCCTGGACGCATCGGACGTCAAGCGCACGTCGGCTGCGATCGACGAGCAGGTAAAGAAGCTGCAGATGGTGGCGGCCACGGCCGGCATGTCTGCGCGCGAAACCAAGCTCTACGAACTCTCCCTGCAGGGCGCGTCGAAGGCCCAGCTGAGCGCCGCCGACTCAGCGATTCGCATGAACGAGAGCTACGAGCGCGGCATTGCCATCGGCCAGCGCTTGAAGTCCGGCATCGTGGCCACGGCGAGTGCAGTGGCCGGCCTTGCCGCAGCGTCGGTCCTTGCAGCTGCTGGCGGCAAGGTGTTGGTCGACAAGATCGCCGACAGCATTGCGAAGTACCAGGACCTCGCCGACAAGACCGGCGAGACAGCTTCCAACATCGCATCGCTGCAGGCGGCCTCAGACCTGTCAGGGGTTTCTCTCGACACGGTCGCGTCGGCATCTGTTCGCCTGACTGCAGCCCTTTCGAAGACCGACGACGAGTCGAAGCTCGTCGCCAAGGGCATCAAGGCGCTGGGCCTGAACTTCGACGACTTCAAGAAGCTCTCGCCGGCCCAGCAGTTGGATGCTGTGGCGAAATCCATGTCGGGGTTCGCGGACGGCGCTGAAAAGACGGCTGTCGCCGTTGCTATCTTCGGCAAGGCCGGCGCGGACCTCATCCCGTTCTTCAACGACCTCGCGGATGCGGGCGAGCGCCAGATCCGGCTGACCGACGACCAGATCAAGGCGGCCGACGAATACGCGAAGGCCCAGGCGCGGCTGAAGAGCGACATCGCGGCGCTCGCTCAGGTCGTGGTCGCGGAGTCGATCCCGGCCCTCAACGATCTCATTGGCGCCTTCAAGGATTCGATCAGCGAAACCCTGGGGATGGGGCGCGAGGTCGACAGCCTGGGCCGGAACAACGGCATCCGCGAGTTTGCGGACAACGCCGCCATCTTCCTGGCCAACGTCATCGACATTGCGCGGCGGACCGCCACAGTTTTCCAGTTTCTTGGCGAGTCAATCGGCGCGACGGCAGCCATCGCAGCCGCGGCAAATCGGAACTCCATCGAAGGCGCGAAGGCCGCATTCTCATTCGACCCGAGCGGGGCGATCAACACTGCGCGCAACCAGATTTCCGAGATCAGCAGCATCATCAAAGATGCGCGTGAGCAGGGGAAGAAGTACTCGGCCGAGACCGTGAGCATGGCCGACCAGGTCGCCAAGCGAATTGCCGATCGTCGGCGCAACGATGCGCAGCGGCCGATTGAAGATCGCGGGTTCACGCCTGGCCGGACGCGAATCGACGCGACGGGCCTGAACACCGACCGCGCGGCGAAGGGAAAGCGAGACAACAGCGCAGCCCAGGAGGCTAAGGCGCAACTCGCCTTCGATCTGGACGACATCCGCAAGGCGCAGGACGCGCTGTCGAACACCATCGCCAACGGCGAGAAGCTGCTCGAGGCCCGCCGCTCGGCCAACTTGATCACCGAGGCCGAGTACTGGAAGCAGAAGCGCGTCTTCCTGCAGCAGAACGAATCGGCGCAAGAGGCTGCGCTTGAGAAGGAGCTCGTGCGCCTGAATCAGGAGCAGCTGACCGGCAAGGAGAAGATCGACAACGACCGGAAGATTCTGGACGCCCAGGCAAAGTTGGCCAAGGTGCGCGAGAACGCGGCGACCAACCTCCAGATTCTCGGGGTCAAGGAGACGGACGCCCTCGACAAGATCCGGCTCAAGTTCCAGCAGGCACAAGAAGCGGCCGACCAGTATGTCGAAACCATCGCGCGGGCCAATGATCGAGACCTCACTGGCCTCGGACGCGGCGGCCGAAATCGAGAGGTTGACGCCCGCATCAACCAACGCGACGACCAGCTTCTGGCGCGTCGACGCGCATTTCAGGATCAGCTCAACTCCGGCCAGCTACTTCAGGAGGACTTCGATAGGCTGCTCGCCATCGAGATCGGCGCTCACGCCAAAGCTCTGGCCGAAGACGAGAGTTACTGGACGAAGAAGCTCGAGCTGCAAAAGGACTGGCGTGTTGGTGCGAGCGAAGCGCTGCAGAACTACATCGACGACGTCGACAACGCCTCAAGGCGCGCCGAGAAGCTGATCACGGACGGACTCGGCGGCCTGACCGACTCGATCACCGACGCGATCATGGGCGACGGCAAGGTGTCGTTCGAAGAGCTCGGGAAGACGATCAGCAAGCAACTTCTCAAGGGCATCGTCGAGCAGCAGATCACCAAGCCCATCGCTGAATGGCTGCAGGGCAGCATCAAGGACCCCGAGTCGATCTTCGGGAAGATCTTCGGCGGGCTCACCAGCAACAAGGGGACCGGCGAGAACTGGCTGGGCAGCCTGCTGGGCCCCACCGCGGGCGGCGGCGCGGCCGCTGCGACCGGCGCTGCTTCGGCCAGTGCCGCCCAGGCATCGCTCGCCGTCAGCGCGACGGGCGCCACGAGCGCGATCACAGCGCTGGCGGCTGCTGCATCCGCCGCGGCTACGGCCATGGGTGGCTCAAGCGTTGGCGGCAGCCTGAGCGGGCTGGGCGGCCTGTTTTCCGGCGGCGGAGGCGGGAGCAGTGACCCGCTTGGTGCGCTGATCGCCATGAACGGCTGGGACGAGGGCGGCTTCACTGGCGCTGGCGGCAAGTACGAGCCGGCCGGCATCGTCCATCGCGGCGAGTACGTCGTGAACGCTGAGAACACACGGCGCTTGGGCCTGTCGTTCCTGGAGCGCCTGAATCGGCGCGGCTATGCCGAAGGCGGCTTCGTCGGTTCGGTGATGGGCGGGAATCTCGGCGCGCCAGGCGGGGACACCAACAACACCTCGAAGCTCGAGGTGCACAACCACTTTGCAGCCGGAACGAACAGCGAGACCGTCGACCAGGCGGCCATGAAGTTCTATCGGCAGCTCAAACGATCGCAGAGAAACGCATGACCGGAATTGTTGTCCTACCCTCTGTGATCGTGCCGAAGGGCATCGTTCTGGCCGGCCTATCGGGGGTGCACTCGCGTCAGAACGAGCGCTCCCGAAATCAAGGCGGCTTCGGCACAGTGAACATCATCCGTGACGTGACCATGCGCGCATGGCAGATCGGGACCGGCCCGATGGACCTCGCACTCGCTGAACAACTGTTCGGCATCTACGAGGTCACTGATGCAGGCGCGTATGCCATGCTGTACGAAGACCCGATCGATTCCATCGCGACCGCAGCCAATGGCGCACTGCTGGGCTACATGTCCGGCATCGAGGCTGGCATCGTTGGGTTCGGCAACGGGACGCCGAACTACGGCTTTCGCAAGGTCTACACGGCGCGCAACAGCGCCCTCCAGCGTGCCCGCGCTTTGACGCGCTTCAGCGGGCCGCCCGCACTACTCCGAGGCGGCACGCCCGTGACCATTGGCGCGGCTGCTGGCAATGCGTCGATCAGCGCCGGTCCTTCCTATGTCACGTTCGTAGCTGACGCCACGCGCACCGTGTCCGCCGTTGCCGTAGGCGCCGCCACGCAGGTGACCCTTTCATCGGCGATCGCTGGCTTCGTGGTTGGTGGCCGCCTTTGGCTTCAAGGCCTTACGGGCGCCGACGCAGCACTGCTGAATGACAAGAGCCACGAGATCGCCAGCATCGCTGGCGCGGTCTACACGCTGGCCACCAACACGGCAGGCAAAACCATCACCGCGGCGGGTCAGGGCCACAAGTACCCGCAGCCCGACGAAACGTTGACGTGGGCGGGTCAGTTCTATGTCCCGGTGCAATTTCGAGATGACACCCTCGATTGGGATCTGGCGATCGCCGGGCCAACGAATCGGCGCCAGGTCGTCATCCCCGCTTGTTTCATCGACGAGACCCGAGAAGCATGAGCAAGACCGTCTCCATCCCGCTCAAGGCCGAGTACGCCAAGGGCACGACGACGATTGCCCGCTGCTGGCGCTTCGAGCGCCGCGACGGCCATGTGGTCACGGTGACGACGTGCGCGCGCGACCTGCTGATCAACGGCGAGGTCTATCGGTCGAAGGAAGGCGTCAACCCCACTGCCATCGCCCAAGAGGCGAGCGCCGCGGTGTCGAACTCGGAGGTGACTGGCACTATGGCTGCCGAGAGCGTCAGCGAGGCTGAGCTTTTCGCAGGGCTGTGGGATAGCGCTTTTGTAACTGTCTTCGAGGTCAACTACCGCGATCTGTCCATGGGCACGATGCAGCTGCAGGGCGGCAACATCGGCGACGTGAAAGCAGGCCGCTCTGCGTTCACAGCCGAGGTGCGCGGCCTCACGCAGCGCCTGCAGAAGGTCGTGGGCGAGCAGTGGACCAAGAATTGCCCAGCCAACTTCGGCGATGCCCGCTGCAAGTTCGATGTCGAAAGTCTGCGGGTGACTGGGACGCTGACGAGCGCCATCGACCTTCGGACCTTCGTCGACTCGACGCGTCCCGAGGCTGACGACTACTTCGGTGCCGGCCTCCTCAAGTTCCTGACGGGTGCGAACGCAGGAGTAGAGCTGGAGGTCTATTCGTATGCGCCTGGCGGCACCTTCGTTCTGCACCTGCCGATGCCATACACGGTCGCAGCAGGAGACCAGTATTCCGTTGTCCCTGGCTGCCGCAAGCGCTTTGAGGAAGACTGCGTGACCAAGTACGCGAACTGGGTGAACTTCCGCGGTGCGCCTCATGTGCCTGGCAACAACAAGATCCTCGGACTCGGCGGTCTTGAAGGCTCTAACGCATGACGGGCGCAGACATTGTTTCCGCGGCGCGCAAGCTCCGCGGGGTTCGCTGGCGCCATCAGGGGCGCTCACTCGATGGCGTGGACTGCATTGGCCTCGTTGTGTTGGCTCGTGCGTCCCTCGGGCTTTCGACCCTCGATGTCACGGACTACGCAAGGCGCGCCTCCAACGAGGCCATGCTGAGCTACTGCCGTGAGCACATGCGGGAGGTGACGCTCGACGACATCGAACTCGGCGACGTGCTGGTGATGCGCTTCGATAGCGACCGGCACATGGCCGTCGTGGCCGATTACCCGGGCGGTGGACTCTCTATCGTTCACTCGCACCTGCCGAACAAGCGAGTCACCGAGAACCGACTAGATCAGCACTTCCTTTCCCGAGTGGTTGGCTGCTTCCGCATGCCTGAGGTATCTCCATGAGCATGCAGCAAGGCCTGGGAATCATTGGCGGGATCGTTGGCGCCTTCTTCGGCTACCCGCAACTTGGCTTTGTCGTTGGTTCCTTGGTCGGCGGGCTGCTGACTCCTGGCGAAAAGACCGAAGGCCCACGCCTGGACGACCGGAAGGTCAGCGTGTCGACCTACGGCGTGGGGAAGGGCATCAACTACGGCAACAACGTTTGGGGTGGGAACTGGCTCTGGAGCACCGACAAGATCGAGCAGGAAACGACCACGGGCGGCAAGGGTGGCGAGCCTGAGAACACGACCTATCGGTACTACATCCACGGATTCCTCGCCCTGTGCGAATCCCCGCCGGCCGGAGTCAGCGTCGCCATTCGGAAGATGTGGGTCGACGGAAAGTTGCAATGGGACCGATCCTCCGGGATTCCGGTTGGCTCAGCGCTCGCAAGCGAAGAGAACCCGCATGCCGCGATCGCGGTGATGCCCGGGTACGAAGACCAGATGCCCATCGCTTTGATGGAGGCATGGATGGGCGGTCCCGGCAGTGTGCCGGCCTACCGCGGGGTTTGCGGCCTCTACATCATTGCCCTCGAGACGCCGAATGGTCGCGTGCCTCAGATTTCTGTCGAGTTGTGCTTTGGCGCCGATGCAGTCTTCGAGGAAACGGAGTTTGCGACTGTCGCCTCTGGGCCGACGTTCTCGACGTCTGCAGTCATCCGCCCGGGCGCTGTGTGGCATTTCAATCAAGACCAGGGGTACAGCGGCGACGGTTTGCCTCTCTTGCTCGATGTGGTGCTGGCCGACGCCAACGGATCGGATGTCTACAGCCATGTGGCCGTCGCGAGAATGCCCGGGTCGACCGGTTCGATCAAGGCAGCCCCAGTCAATTCGGCAAGCGGGTCGCCATTGGTCGTGGTGCCAGATGTTGCTGGCGGGGTCACGAGGGTGACGGCGATCAATCTTGAGGAAGGCACAAGGACCATTCCATACGAGGGCCCTGTGCTCTATGCGGGGGGATTCCCCGGGGTTGGCCTTGCGGCTGCATTCGATGTGACCACCGAGAAATTCATCGTGGGGCGCATCGGCGAATCGATGACCGCGAAGCCCGTCTTCGTCTTGCGCAACGATTCGGCTATCAACCTGGCCTCTGCGTCAGGAGCCCTTCGTCAGATCGCTGCGTACAACGATCGCGTCTACGTGCTGGCCGGCGGAGAGGGTGAAGATAGCCGCCTGCACACGTTTGACCAGGCGACGGGCGCACTCTTGTCGACGGTGACGGGGCCAAACCGCGGGACTCCTGGGGACGCTGCGATGGAGGAGATTTTCGTCAATGCGGACGGGCAGGTCTTTGTTCGAATCTGGATCGCAGATCCATTTTCCAGAGCAATCTACCAGGTGACGGCTTCGGAGTATGTGTATGTCGGTCCCGGGGGAGACGCTGGCGTCACTGGGACCTTCGCTGCACGCACATTCTTCACGGACGGAAGCTACGCAATCGTGGGACCCAACTTCCCCACCGAGGAAGAGGCGGTTTATCAATTCCTGCGGTTTGCCGCCTTCAATCCGAATGAAGCGAAGGTATCCGACATCATTGCCGACCAGTGCGAGCGTGCTGGGGAGCAGCGCTACGACGTCAGTGGAATACCAGACACGGATGTCGTGTGGGGGTGCCGCTACGCAAATCCGGCTAGCGCAAGAGCCAACATTGACCCGCTGCTGACGGCCTTCCAGATATACATCGTGGACGAGGACGGACTGATCAAGTTCAAGAAGTACGAGAACATCACGTCCGTTGCGACGATCTCCTACGACGAACTAGGCCAGACCGAGAGCGGCGGCGAATCGGCCGACGCCATGCCGCTGAGCCGCACCCAAGAGGTGGACCTGCCGCGCAGCGTGACGGTCAGCTATCTCGAGCCTGCGTTCGACTACCAGACCGCGAGCGAGACGGAGGTGCGGCAGGTCACCGAGTCGACTGAGGATCAGACCTACGAACTGCCGATTGCAACGAACTCGGACCAAGCGAACCGGATCGCCAAGACGATCATGTTTTCGCAGTGGCGCAGCCAGAACCTGCGCAGCCTCAAGGTCTCGCGCAAGTACGCTTTCTTGAGTGCGGGTGATGGCATCACCGTCGAGTACCCCAGAGGGACGTTCAGGCTCTGGCGCATCACCAGCATGACCGACACTGGAGCGCTGTGCGAGTTCAACGTGGAGCCGGGGGACGCACAGCTCTACACGCAAACGGGCGTAGGCGCGACTGGATATGTGGGCCAGACGGTGGCGCCTCTGGCATCGCCGACGCGCTTGCAACTGATCGACGGACCGATCTTGAAGGACGAAGACAGCAATGCAGGAATCTATACAGCGTTGATGCGCACTGCAGGCGAACTGTTTGTGGGAAACGACGATGCCAGCCTGGAATCTCGTGGTGCGACGAGTGCCCCGGCGGTCGGTGGATTGGTGGAAGGTACGCTGGGGCCTTGGCTGCCCAACATCATGGACGAGACCAACGTCATGATCGTCAACGTCGGGAGTGGCGAGTTGAGCAGCACGACGCGGTCGCTTCTCTACACCACCACCGTCAATGCCGCGATGGTTGGCGTAAACGGTCGGTGGGAGGTCATCCAGTTCCTGCGGGCTGCGTCTCTTGGCTCTGGTCGATACATGCTGTCGGGCCTGCTGCGTGGCATGCGCGGGACTGAGCGCAACCGATCAACGCACGCTGCAGGCGATACCTTCGTTCTGTTGACGCGCATTGGCATCCTTCGCCCGAACATGGACGTTGGCTCAATTGGAACCACGAAGAGCTACCGTGCGGTGGCGAAGGGCCGTAGCTTCTCCAGCGCCTCGTCGCAACGGTTTGCGAACACTGCTGAGGGGTTGAGCCCGTTCAGCCCGTGGGGCGCTCGCAAGAGCAATGCGGCGACGAACGATCAGACGCTGACATGGGAGCGCCGCACACGACTCTCGTCGAATTCGCTACGCGGCACCGTGCCGCTCGGGGAGGCGGTCGAGGCCTACAGCATCGACTTCTTCACGAGCAGTTCCTTCGCAACGCGAGCGGGAACGATGGCCAGCAGCTCGCGTACCTTGACCATCACGAGCGCCCAGCAGGCAGCAATGGGCCTGACGCCCGGGGCGACTCTCTACATCCGGATCTACCAGCTCAGCGAGTCAGTCGGCCGCGGGGCAGCACTTGAGGCAATCGTCTAATGGCAAATTCAACATCCCCGGTTCCGCAAGTAGTCGAGGGCACGGGTGCCGTCGCCTCGATCAACGAACTCTTCGACGCAGGGAGCCAGGCGCTGATCGGTGGCCGCTGGGCGGCGGGCATCACGGGGCCATTGAAGTTCGCGGTAGTCGGAGGCCGCGCCAACGGCGTCGATGGCGCGAACACCGAGGTCACGCTCACTGCGAGTTCCACCAACTATGTCGTTCGGAAGAAGTCGGATGGCGTGGTCAGCTCGTCCACGAGCAACACCAACTGGAACGATGCCGCGACCTACTACCGCCTTTACACGGTGGTGACGGGGGCATCCAGTGTCACCAGCTACACCGATGAGCGCCTCAGCTCGACGGGCATCTTTGGAAGCGCTGGAGTTGGATCGGGGGATGTCGTGGGCCCTGCCGGCGTGACTGCCGATCGATTGGCAGTCTTCGATGGCATCACCGGAAAGGTGATCAAGGATGGCGGTTTCACCGTCGCTGGCCTTCGTGCTCCTGCGATTCAGGCCGTCACTTCTGCCGCCACGGTCACGCCCACCTTCGCGGATGACATCGTGAAGGTGACGGCCCAAGCCGCCGCGCTCGCTCTTGCGAATCCCACTGGGACGGCAATCGATGCCCTAGGCATTGTGATCCGAATCAAGGACAACGGCACGGCGAGGGCGATCACCTACGGGACGCAGTACCGAGCGATCGGCGTGACTCTGCCGACGACGACGGTGGTCAGCAAGACGCTGTACCTGGCGATGATCTACAACACCGAAGACACGAAGTGGGATGTGGTCGCCGTGGGGCAGGAAGCATGAAGCCATTTGCGGCCCTGAGACTGCGAAACCAAGTTGTCGCAGGCGGTGGTAGCGGGTGGAACGTGGCGGATGTCAGTCCGTCTGGCGGGTCGGTGTTCTCGCTGTCTTCAGGATCGAAGACGGCGACCGCCTCCACCGGTACAAATGCAGGGATACGCGGTGTCGCGTCGCGGTCCTCGGGCGTTCATTACTTCGAGTTCAAGGTAGATGCACTCGGGTCCGGCACTGATGGGATGTTGCTGGGCGCAAGTTGGGGAACGCTCCCTGACGCCTGGACCGCGGCAACCGCGATGGCCGTCTACCGCAAGAACGGGCAATCGTTCTACGACGGAGGAAATTTCAATGCGGGCGGGTCTGCCTGGTCGGCCGGCGATGTAATTGGCGTTGTCGTCAGCCACACAGGGGCATTCGTCCGCTTCTATCGAAACAACACCCTGATCACCACGATTACTGCGACGGCGCCGGGCGCCAATTCAAAACCGGCGTACTGGGCTGAGACCAACATGGGGGGCGTTGTCACCCTCAGGACCAAGCTCGCGGAATTCTCGTATGCATTGCCTGCAGGCTCTTCAGCATGGGAGTGACCCTTGCCAGCCAACCACAACCCGCTTCGGCGGGTTTTTTCATTCCTGAAAGGAACCCATGCCTGAGCCAACCACCACTGCCGGCATGATCGTCGGCGCCATCTCAATGGCCACGCTGGCGCTGCTGGGTGTGGACTATTACTCGCTGCTCTGGGCGCTTGTGGGGGCGCTGCTCGCGCTCTACCAGTCCGAGTCGATGGGCAAGGTCCGCACGGTGATTTTCATCCTGCTGTCCACGCTGATCGGCGCCGCGTGCGGCACCGGTGCGCTTGCCTTCGTCAACAGCGATTCGCGCCCGCTGCTGATCCTGGCCAGTCTGGTGGCCGGCTACGGCGCGCAGATCGTCGTGACTGCGCTGCTCAATGCTGGCGTGAAGCGCATCGAGAAGCTGGGAGGTCAATGATGGAAACGATCCTTCGCCTGGCCGGCCTGGCCGGCTGCGTGCTGGTGCTGGCCGGCTGCATCTGCCGCATCGGTCTCATGAAGAGCAAGCGCAATCGCTTCATCTGGTGGCTGGTCTACGCGCTCATGGCGATCTATGCGGGCGGCGTGCTGCTCGACTTGATCGTCGACCGGCGCGTCGACTGGTACGAGATCGCTGGCATCGGCGGGATCGTGCTGCACCTCGAGGTGACGCGGCGCCAGTGGCGCAACGGCGCACCGCCCGAAACCCGCACGGATCACTCACCCCTCGGAGACCGATGATGGAACTCGCTCAACTCATCAAGACCGCGATCAATCCGGCACTGGCCATCTTGCCGATGCGCATGGACTCGCCCCGCGCGCGCGTGATGCTGCTGTCGATCGGGCTGCAAGAGTCGCACTTCGAGCATCGCCGCCAGATGGGCAACGGCCCGGCCCGCGGCTTCTGGCAGTTCGAGCGCGGCGGCGGCGTCAAGGGCGTGTTCACGCACTCGGCCAGCACAGGGCACCTGCGCAACCTGTGCGACGCGCGCGGCGTGCCGTTCGACGTGCCGACGATCTGGGCCGCCCTGGAGCGCGACGACGTGCTGGCCGCCGGCGTGGCGCGGCTGCTGCTGTACACCGATCCCTACCCGCTGCCAGCCGAGGAAGACGCAGGCGCTTCGTGGGATCTGTACCTGCGCACCTGGCGCCCGGGCAAGCCTCACCCGCGAACGTGGCCGGGCTACCACCAGCAGGCTCGCGAGGCCTTGGGGCTCCGGTAATGCTCCCCGACCTCAAGACCCCGCTGCTCTGGGTGCTCGGGCTGGGGCTCGTGGCTGCGCTGGCCACGGCCGGCATAGAGCGCACACGCGCGGCCGGCGCCCGCGCTGACCTGGCCACCGAGAAGCGCAGCCGAGCCGACGAGAACACCGCCCGCGCGCTGGCAGCGCTGGCCGACCTGCAGCGCACCGTCACGCTGATGGCGTCGCATGCCAAAACCCAACAGGAGAACGTCGATGCATACGAAGCGCGCCTCGCGGTGCTGGCCGGCCGTGGCCGCACTGTTGCTGCTGAGCTTGTCAGGGTGCGCGAGCAATACCGCACCTTCGCCGCCCTTGATCGCGAGCAGGCCGTCAGCGACCCCGCTGCCTGCCAGCGTGTCGCAGATCGATCCGGAGTCCTCGCGGCCATGGCTGCACGAAGTCGAGAGCTTCTTGAGCGAGGCCGACTCATTGTTGAAGGGCGAGACAACGAAGTGCAGCTTCTGCTCGGCACCGTGAAGAACGATCGGGCGCTGCTGGGGCCGCCGTCACTCGCCGTCAAGTGAAGATCGGCCGCTTGGCCGACTTGACCAAATGTTGAACTACAACCACAGTATGTTGTCTACAGGGCTTGCATCGCTTGCAAACCTGCGGTAGCTCTGTAAGCTCGAAGGTCATCACAAATACTTACAATCGATGACTTTCCCGGAAGATAGAACGTGGCAGTAACGAAACCCACCGGAGCCCCGGCGCCCGATAAGGTTGGATACGCACAAGCCATTAGGGATGTATTTATTACATCCATCAATAAGGGGCAATTCCCTTTCGCCATTGTCGGCGCCGTTGCTCTGTTGCTGATTTGGAGAATACCAGAGCAAGAAATTGTTCCGTTGATCCGTTGGATTTTCGAAGCGCTCGGTTCCATCTACTACCTCGGCTTCTTGTTGTTCGTATTGACTGTCTTTGGTTGGTATTTTCATGCGCAAAGGATGCGCAGAGAATTTACGGAGCAATTGCAAGCCTTCAAGGCAGGGCAAAAACTCCCCAAACCAGGAAAATAATCATGATTTTTTTGGGAATACTGATACTTGCACTGACGCTTTTTGCGTTCTTGCACTTCATTGCCGACGGAATTCTCGCTCCATCGGAGCAAATGCTTGTTCGCCTAAAGCTGCTGCATGCCACAGAAGAGGCTGAGGAATTGCTTGAGCGTTCGAGCGGGCCCAATCGGCAACATGCGCTTCGAGTCCGATCCTCCTATCAGAACTTGATCAATGATATGCCGAGGTTCAATCTCTGGACGTTCGCCGCATTCAAGCACAAGTTTGATACTGATGAGCGGTTTCGAAAAGAAGCGATCGCCCGTGTTCAAGAATTTGACTCTTGCGGTGACGAGGAGCTAATTGAGATGCGAAGGCGAGTCGTCAGGTATGGGGACAAGATTCTGCTTTGGAATACCATCGGCTGGGGGATTTACATCGTTCCTGTTGCCGTTTGCATGGCCGCGTTTTCGAAAATTCAGAATGGGATAAAGGCAATAATTACATTGCCCCCTTCGAAATTGGATGAGATCCAAAGAAACTTTGCCTAGCACATCAGAACGCGTCAACATGAAAAGCCTCAGCCAACCGGCTGGGGCTTTTTTGAGTTCGGATTCCGCGTTCAAGAAGTGTTGATCTATAGCAGGTCGGCCACTTCTGATCCATACCGTGCGGCCACGATAGCCCGACCGACGGCGATGCGAGGATTCGGCCCTTCCTGCCACGGGCCGCGGCCTTCCGGCAGCCGGCCCCCCGGGCGGCCCACCACGATAGAGCACCACTGGTAGGCCTTGCCGGGCATGGGGGCGACGTGGATTGCCTCGCGCTCGATCAGCTGATCGAAGCCTGGCCAGGAGGTGCTGTACGCCGTGCCGGGCTCTTCGCCCAGCGCCTTGGCGATCCAGGCATGCAGGGTGGCACCGCCTAGCTCCGAGGTCTTCATGCCGCCGGCTGGCCCCTCAGGACTTCGACCGGGCCGATGCCGCTATAGACCACCTCGTTGGTCTTCAGGGAGGTCACGGTCCAGCGCTCGCCGGCCGCGCCCGGCGTGACCTTGTAGTCGCCGATCGCGTGCGGAAGGTGGTGGTCCAGGGTGACGTCGGGGCCCAGCCAGGTCGGCATGCGAAGGATCGTGGAAGAGGCGGGGAAAAAGTCTGTCTGGCTCATGCTCGAATTGTCGCTGGCGGCCCGCGGCGGCCTGGCGATCCCACCCTTGGGTTGTATTTCGCGTTTACTGCCTGTGGGTAATATCCGGCGTCGGTGCCGATTCGCCGTCAAGCTGTTCGCTCTTCGCCCCAATGCCTGACACCAGCCGGGCCGAATAGGTCTCCTCTTCGGGCGTTCTCGCCCGGCCCTTGTGGGGGATGGTGTGCCTAAACATTTCTTCGGTGGTCTCCAGCACGCGGCGAACCTCACGCGACGACAGAATTGGAACGGCGCCCGGGTGGCTCTCTGCGGCATGCTCCACGGTCATCTTGACGCTCGACGGGTGCGGCTTCTTCTTCCAGATGCTGGGCGGCATCATGAAGGTGAAGTACTCGACTTCTTTCATGGTCGTGGGCCCGAGGTCATGGCGCGTTGAAACCCGGTATCAGCTCGCGCCGCGGGCGGATTGCGTCCGCAAAGTCCTTCGCAGCGACCTTGAGCGGGTCTCGATGGCGGTTCTTGAACTCCAGATCGCCGGCCCGGTCGTAGAGCTCTTCGATCCCGGCCTCGCCGTCGGCCAGTCTGATCCACTCCCGAACGAACCTGTTGGTCCAGGAGCGCTCTGGTTTCGTCTTTCTCTTTGGCATGGTTTCCCCTTCAAATGCTGTATGGATATACAGTTTCTCCCCGGGGTTTCCAGCCGTCAACCGGTGCCCGAGTGCAGAATGTGGGCATGAGCCACCTACGCCAAATCGCCCTGACGGTCGACGAGCAGGACCCGGGCCGCTACTACTGGGTGATGATCGAATCGAAGGATGACGCCAGGATCTACGGGGAGTTGAAGGCCTCTCAGGAAGCCTTCGGCACCTACATGGAAGCCTTCGAGGCCGGCGCCCAGGAGCTGCGTCGCATGGTCAACTGGCGTGACGGCCTGAGGGGCTGACGATGTGCAACCGGTACATCGCCCCTGATGACCTCGAGGTCGAGCGTTTCTGGCAGGTTCACCAGAACTCGCCGCCGCGGTGGGTGAAGGCCGTGTTCCCGCGCTCGCCTGGCCCGTTCATCCGACGAGCCAAGGACGTGACCGACTACGAGCGCGAGCTGGTGACCGGCCAGTGGGGCCTGATCCCCTGGTTCGCCAAGGAGCCGAAGCTCAAGTTCCCGACCAACAACGCCCGCAGCGAAGAACTCGAGCAGAAGGCCAGCTACAAGGACCCGTGGAAGCGCGGCCAGCGCTGCATCATCCCGGCCGTCAGCTTCGACGAGCCGAACTGGGAGACCGGGAAGAACGTGTGGTGGCAATTCCGCCGCGCCGACGGTGCGCCGTGGGGCCTCGCCGGGCTGTGGAACACCTGGACCGACAAGGCCTCGGGCGAGATCCACGAGAGCTACACGATGTTGACGATCAACGCCGACGGCCATCCGCTCATGGGCCGCATGCACAAGCCCGATCCGAAGCTGCCGGCCGACCAGCAGGACAAGCGCTCGGTGATCCCGCTCGAGGCGCACGACTTCGACCGGTGGCTGACCTGCACGGTCGAAGAGGCGAGGGCGCTGCTGAAGGTGCCGCCGGTCGAGCTGTTCGACGCCGCGCCGCTAGCGGCCTGA